GAGTACATCGAGGGCTTCCATAACCGCCGACGCCGACACGGATCGCTCGGCTGGGACACCCCGCTAGAGTTCGAGAACAGACACCAACTACAGGCCACGACTCCTCAGCTCCAGTTCCGGGAAACCGGGTCATGACCAGGCCAACCGGAGCGGAATAGCCACGTCCGGTGGAAACTGCAAGGTGCTTGTGTCGAGCCGACAGCAGAGTCGCTCGAGAAAACCACAGGTCACGTGTTGATTCGATCCTCCCTGAGAACTACCGCAAAATGCCGACGCTTCCCATCCGCCCGCGCGTGCACAAACATGGCCGTCGGTGCGACAGAAGATGAAGCGGGAGGGTGAGATGAACATCTGCCGAAGGTTGACCGCTGTCGGAGCGGTCCCGTTTGTGGTGGCACTGGCCGCGTGCGCACCGCAAACCCCGAGCGCATCCCCGACGCCTACCACCGCGACATCGACGACGCCCGTCGGCACCACCCCTGACGGAGAACGCTTCGCCAACCAAGGCGAGAAGGTCATGGCGCAGTATCCCCGTGCGGTCCCGGCGGGCAACTTCTCCGGCGACGAGGACGAAACCATCACCCTATCGGCCACCGATCTCAGCACTCCCGTCGAAATTGTGCTCCTCCTGACCTGCACCGGCACCGACACCTACTCGATCACCGTCGAACAGACGCACCCGAATACCGTCGGCGCCACGTGCGGCACGGCGGGCACCTCGATCGCTGCCGTGCCACTGGACGACCCGTCACAGCCGACGACCCTGCACATCGACGTCCCGGACGGAAGCGACTACTGGCTCACCACCTACTACACACGAAAGGACGGGTGAGAAATGAACAAGGCAGGTCAACGATGGGCGAGGGTGACCGCGACCGCGGTCCTTGCGGTTGCGATGACAGCGCTCAGTGTGAGCTCAGCTAACGCCTCCGACGTCACACCCAACTCTGAGTGCTCGGGAAGTGGGCCCGACATCGCCGTATCGAACGTGGCAACAACGTATGTGCCCGGAACCTTTCGCGCTTATGGTGACGGAGGAGCGACGCTGACCATCTCGGCTGGACAAACCAGCGAAGTGCACTCCGATGTCTCCACCTCCGGCAGTGTGAGCGTGGGATCGGTGATCGCGCAGGCTTCGGTAACCGCGGGCGTAACCTTGGGCGAGTCGTATTCTGTAACCCAATCGGCATCCGGCAGCTACACCGTGCCAGACGGCCTCACGGGACAGTACATCGAACTGGGTGCGGCTGGCCGTTCCTTCAACTGGTCGGCAACGACATACAACTCTGGCTGCGTGGTCACCGACCAGCAGTCCGGATCGAGCACCGCTCCGACGGACAGCCCGTACTTCTACAAGAGCTGGTAGCGAAAAGACGGGATCTCTCCGGGGTTGCCCGGGAGCACCGACTTCCCAGCAACCCCGGACTGAACCGCCTGCTATCACCCAGTGCCATCATTTATCCACCTGTCGGGCATGACAAACGCGACTCCGATGCCGCAGAGCACTTGGAGTCTCCCCGCGCCGAGCATGGCGTAGGGACACATGTGGCGATTGTTCGAGTAGGGCAGCTAGCCCCTTGCAGATGTAGCGGGAGCGGGGCTTGAACCCGCGACCTCACGATTATGAGTCGTGCGGTTACGACCATATGGCCTTGCTTACCAACCGAACAGTGTGTAATACTGACCGTACGCGGGTGGTACTGACCGCACTCTTGGGTACACCATCGGGTACACCAGTCGGGTCCCCCTTGGGTCGGAAGGAACGAAGGCATGACGATCACGCTCAGAAGATGTGATGGGGACAACGGAGTCCCCGCCAACGGCAACGACATGAATCACACGAACAAGGAGCAACGCATGAGCGCGTTCCTCGTCATCCAACACGAGAGCTACGACAGTTCAACCGTGTTCGGCATCTTCGATTCGTTCAACGCAGCACGTGCATGCGCGGAGAAAGAGTGGGCGGAGGCCCACATGCCCGACATTGAGGAGTGGGAGGGTGCGACGATGCTCGCGAGGTACGAGAACTGGTCCAAACGGCCGACATGGGAGATGTCCGACTACCGGAACGGCTACGAGCGGCGACAGGTCTAGTGCTTATCGCTCACCGTCCATAAGCCGTCCGCTTATCACCAGGATCAGCCCCCGTCTCGCCGGTCGGGGGCTTTCCTATGCGGCGTGGCGTGCGTTGATCCGACCGCACAGCAGCGGATCCAACGTGACACCTTCCACCGTGCCGGCTGCCCGCAGCAGTTGCCGGTAGTACAACGGCACGGTCATGTGCAGCTCGTCGACGATGAGCACCTGCTTGAGCGACGTGTGACACGGGTGCTGGTTTTCGAACGCGAACAGTTCGGCAACGGTGGGCATGTGGATAGTGTGCCAAGGGGATCGGACATTTCAGCCTGGCGTGAGCCACGCTGCAACTGAACGGGGGTGTGAGTTGGAGCGTGGGAGTCACGCTGAAAGTCGAGTTGGTATGTCGGTGGTGGCGCGTATCCTGCCTGGCATGTCTCGTCCGCTCGATCCCACCACGCACCTGTCGATCCGCCTGTCCGCGATCTGCGGCCGCAACCGGTACACCCACGACCCAGCACCCGTGATCACGGAGCTGTTAGCCGCAGCCGGCGCCAGGACGGACCTGCTCGCCCGTGAGACGGGGCTGTGGGCCGGTCACTACGAAGACGAGCACACCGCGACGCTCGTCGCCGCGATCCTCGACGGCATCCCCGGTGCGCGAGAGTGGAGCACCCGGGCCTGAAGAGGCGTCGACGGGTGATCCTCTGGTAGCGTCCTCCGAACGGGGGACAGTGGGCGGCATGGGTGCCGTGGCTGGGAACAGGGGGATTGCGTGGTCGATACACGCGCGGAAGCGAAGACCGTCATCGTCGGCGGCGTCAAGGTGTGCGCGAAATGCGGGCACGACAACGCGAACGTCCGCATCGGGAAGACACTGTTGCGGCGCCGGGTGGTCGCCGAGTGCGGGCACATGGAAGGTGCCGTCAGCGGCATGGCTGGCGCAGAGGTCTGCCTATGCCGTGGCGCTGCGCACCAGACGGTGGGACAATAGGTAGAGACCCCGCACCTGCGTGAACAGGCCGGGGCGTGACCGACTCGGGAAGGAGTCAATATGACTGATCCTACGGAAAAGATCTGCCTCAAGAAGCGCGAGGGCGTCTGGTATCTGACCACTGGCGGCAAGTTCCCGCCCAATGGATTCACCGATATCAACGATGCCTTCCGTGCGGCGTTCATTGTGAACGTGTCGCAGGGCATGGCCGGAGCTTCAGTGCCTCGGGGCGCGGATAGTCTTGCCCGATGGATTCGGGGTGAGGCGTGAGCTACATCCCATTTGGTCGAGAGCTGACCAATGACACGGCGACCACCCGGGACAAGTCCGCCATCGCCGCGTTGACGGCTTTGATGAACGAATCGACGCGGCGACGCCGCGAGCCGGAGATTATGTTCGAGATCTTCATGGCGCTCGGGGAAGCGATCCAACGAGAATCCCCACAGTCCGGTGATGCCGCCGCGAGCGTCTTTGATTGCGCAAGGTCCATGACTCCCATGTTCGGTTGGCACCACGCAGAACGCGCGTGGCGGCGGCACCGCAAGCACATGAACCTTTTCCGGCGCATGCTGACGTCGCCCGAGATGCCGGACAGTTTCCGTGACGCCGACGTTGAGGCACTCCGAGCGGATGGGCGGGCACTCGTTAGCGCGGCTCTCGCCGACGGCGAGTAGCAACGACGAAACGCCCCCAGGGTCACCCACCGAAAGTGGATGCCCTGGGGGCGTTGTCGTTTTTGCTCAGCCGAGCGCGGGGCGACGCTTGAGGTCGATCGCCATGTGGTCGCAGTCCGTCGTGCCGACCATGCTCGACTGGTACCACCCGACCGAGAAGCTGCGGGCGTTCGCGTTCGGGGTGTAGTCGAGGGTCACCTGTGTCCAGTCGGTGATGTTGGACGTGTTCGCCGTCGACAGGATGTTCGACCCGATCTGCGTGCCATACGAGTCGAACTCCTGGATGACCAGACCCGACCCGCCGCCGCTCGTCCGCGACTGACGGAACCGGGCGGACGCCGTCCACGCCTCCCCGGAACGCACGGGGATGTACGCGTCCTGAATGTCGATCAGCGTGGCCGACCCGTTGCCCGTGAACCGCTTGAACCGAGTGCCGGCGAAATAGTTCGACAGGGGCGACTCCACCACGCTCGTGTACGTGTTCGACGCGTCCGTCCCCGACACCCGGTGGTAGAGCGTGTTCGTGCTCTCCATGCCCGCGTCGGGGAGCCGGTTGAACCGGGGGAACGCGACATTCGCCGGGACGATCGGCACACCGAGGCTGTAGGCGAGGTCGAGCAGTTCGATGAAGTTCGCCTCGCTGATGTTCCCATCGTTCGCGCTGGTGGTCGGGATGATCTGGTGGCAGAACAGGGTGAACACCGCATCGGTCGCAGCTGCCATGCGCACGAAGTTCAACGCCCGGGTGTGGATGCTGGACGTGTCGTTCGACCACGACCACCGCCCGTGCAGGAACGTGTCCCGGTCGGTCACCGGTTCGAAGTACGGGACGTTGTTACCCGCGAACGCCCGGTCGTACCGGAGGTAGCACTGCTGGTCGACCGCGAGAGTCGTCTTGTTGTACGGGTAGATCCACGATGTCGCCGGCTGACCAATCAGGGACGTGATCGCGGCCTGCGCGTCATCCCATTCCGTCGCCCGTACGGACGCCGTCTGCAGGGTCATGTCCAGGTGGGTGAGCCCGTGGTTGGCGATCTCGTGGCCGCGGTTGAACGCGTCGAGGATCTGCGCCGACGTGAAACGATTCGACCCGCCGAAGGTCGACGAGTTGGTGGCGAGCGTCACACGACCACCTCGAGCCTCAACAGCCGGAAGACCGAACGTGTACTGGTTCAACCAGTTGTCGTCGAAGATCATGCAGATCATGCCGCCGCCCGCCTTGCCGGCTGCGCGGGCGTTCGGGACGGTGGGGAACCGATTGTCGGCCGCGGCGCGGGAGTACGAAGGTGCGTCGAGGATGCCCATGTCAGCTCACCACAATCTGCGGGATATTGGTTGCGGCACCGTTGGTGTTCCGCGTGATGGTCGGCTGCGTGTACGTCTTCGTCACGGGCGAACCGTACGTGATGTTGTACGCGTTCACCGCGCCCGTCGAATGACGAGCCGTGATCGTCAGCGTCCCCGGCGTGCCGTCCGGCCACACCACCGCGGCCGACGTCACCAGATCCGACGAGTCCACAGTCACGGCACCCACGATGAGGAGATCCGGATTCTTCGCCGCGGCCTTGAGGGAAACAAAGAGCTTCGCCTGCGCCTGCGCGAACGCGGAGACCGGATTCGCCTGCACCGCCGTCATCGCCGCGTCAACAGGGGCTGTAACGCTCCCGAGGGTCGCGAGAAGATCCTGCAACTGGGTGATGGTGATCGAGTCGGGTGTCGCCCAGGCGAGAGCATTCCAACCTGTAGAGCCGTCCCCGACCTTGATTCGGCGAAGAGTCGTGTCAATGGCAATCTCGCGCTCCCTGAGAACCGGGTTGGCTGCCGCCCATCCTGCGGTCGTATCCCCGCGAAGAAGGACTTGCTTGTACTCGGTGGTCATGTCGATGGCACTCCTGTCAGCGGGGCGCGCGACGGCGCGGTGTTCGGTGAGAAGCGGACGGTGAGCGCGGCCAGCACGAGCGCGGCTGCGAGGAGGAGTCGGATCACTCGTTGTGCGCGCCGTCGACCCGCGCGGGGACGGATCCGAGGCCGATTCGGATGAGCAGCTCGTTCACGCGCGGGACGGCCATGATCCGGGCGGCGAGACCCATCAGCAGCGCAGTCGCCGCGACGACGCCGTTCAGCACCACGAACACGGCGGGCGGAACGGGCACGTCGGTCTGCGTCTGCAGGTAGTTGGTTACGGCGAGGCCGACGCCGTTGACGACGGGAACGAGGACGATCAGCGCCTGCACGATGGTGCGGAGGACGCGCTGGATGGGAAACCAGATGTCGGTGTTCACGATGGGGTGTCCTTTCAAGACGAAAGACCCCGACGATCCGGGGTCAGGGAGGGTTGATGGTGTCTTCGATACCGTCGGGCAGCGGGTCCGGTGCGATCCCCGCCATACGGAGGCGGTAGACCAGAAGACCCGAGTACTCCTGCCATGAGATGCGGCGTCGGCGCTCCTCGTCAGCGCGCGCCTGCTCCGCCTCGGAACGCGCGATAGCCGCGTCCCGCTGCGCAATGATGTCGTTCTTACGGTTCGATTCACGTGTCGATACGCCGCGGCGCACCTTCGATGCGATGTCCGCGATCTCACGCGCGAACGCGCCGAGACCACCCGCACCCAGGCACGCGACGAGGATCGCGACGAGGTTCACGTCCTGCACGCCTACTCCTCTCGCGGAGTGACGTTCGCCGTTCGCCTCCGAAGCGTCTCGGCAATACGGTCCGTGAAGCCGTGCACGTTCGGGTCAGTGCCGAAGATCTGCAACTCGATGTAGCGGCGGAACATCTGGATCATCGCGTAGAACACCAGCGCCGTCGCCACCCCCGCGGTGACCGACTGGAACATCGTGTTGCCGAGGATCACGAAGTAGATCGCGGCACCCACGATCGCAGCGACATCCGCGGGAGGCTCGAGTATCCACACACGCGTGATCCGGCCGATCATGCCCATCGGCCCACCGATGAGCAGGAACGCCGCCCACATCGGCACCAGCCACTCTGACCCCGCGAGCTCCCGCTGCACACTCGCGGGCGTGAAGAATAGCGCGTAGCAGCCGCCGACGAAGATGATGAAGTACGCGATGATGTCGATGATGCGGATGGTCGCCTCAAGGCGGCGTCGCTTCCGCTCGGGCACGGGGTGACGCTCCATCATCAGGACCGCGGGAGGGCGTCGATCTTCGCCGCGAGCGCGTCGAGCTTCCGGGCATTCGCCATCTCCCGCGACCACCAGTTACCGGGACGAACCTCCTCACGGGGGATGCCGCAGCTATCGGTGATCGCGAGGAACTCGCCCGCGGTCAGCTCGGCGCGCTCGTCCTCCACCGAGAACACGTTCCGCACGATGTTCGCGCTTCCCATGTTCGTCATCGCCGCGAAGTAATCGGGGCCGACCTGTGCGATCAGACCCGCGAACGGGCCGTCGGTGTCCTTGCATCGGATCTGAACAGACACGCTGTCCTCCTTGGGTGTGTGAATGGGGGTGCTGCCGAGAGAAGCGAACTGAGGGGCGGGGCCGAACGGGTCGAACAGGATGGTGTGCCACCACTCGTCCACCCCGGCCACGGATGCGTCGATGAGGCCCGGCTCGAGACCGAACTTCCGGCAGACGTCGAACCAGGCGTCCTTGTTGAGGAGCCACCAATTGCCGATGTCGAATGCGAACGCGTCGACCCACCGGCCGTTGGTGTACCTCTGGTGCCACCAGGAGCCGCCATGCGACGACTGACCGGGATAGGCGGCGGCCCGGCAGTTACCCGAGTCGCACGCGTTGCGGCGGCCGACGACCTGCTCGTCATAGTCGCGGTACGCGTTCATGCCCGAGCTGATCTCGAGCCACACACCGTAGGTGGTCCACACGTAGGCGCGGAGGGCGTACCACACGACCATGCCCTTGATCGTGGTCAAGTGCCGGCCGTTGCCGGAGTCGAGGGTCACGAGCAGGCCGCGGGGCACCCGCCCGTTTTCGTACGTTGCCATGCGGGGTCTCCTATCCGACTCGGGCGATGTTGAGGACGTTCATTCCCACGGCGACATCCACGCCGATAGCGGTGTTCGCGTACACGTCCACGTTCAACGTGTCACCGACGTTGCACTGCACGGCGGTTGCAATAGGCGCCGCTACCGAACCTTCCGTCGCGGAGATCGCCGGGGCGCGGAAGAACAGGTCAATGTTCTTGTAGACCAGCGCGACGAACGCGACGCGAGCACCGGCAGGCTGAACAACGACCTGGCCGGTGAGCTGGAACACCCCCGGCTGCACACAGGTGAACATGCCGCCCGAGTAAGTGAAGTCGGGGACGCCGATCGACGCACCCGCGCCGTTCCAATCCATTCGCGACTGTGTTGACGTGATGTTCATCGCCGCTGATCGGAATCGCGACTGGAACGAGTTGAGCTGCCGCCACTCGTCGTTGATCAGCCGCCAGTGTGACGAAGTGTCCGTCTCGAACCAGTACATGCCGTTGCGACGCTGATCCACGGGCAGAACTTCACGGCTGAACCGTGGCCCGTCACGGAACATCGCGAACCGCTTCGAGTACTCATGGCCGCGCTGGAAATCACCGACCGGATCCGACGCGTCGTCCGTGAACTGCAACGAACCATCCGCCTGTTCGACGTACCCCATCTACGACCTCCATGTGATGCGTAGAGCGCCGGACTGTCCGTCTTGCGCAAGTGACTTGAAGATGTTGTAACCGCCCTGGTTCAGCCCGACCCCAGCACGGTCACCGCCCGATTTGAGGGCCGCGAACCACGTCCCCGCAACGGCTGGATCACCGAGCGGTGTCTGCCAACCAGAGGGCGCGTCCCACGTCCAAATACCAGTCATTGCCGGGATGCCTGCCGCGTACTGGTCGGAGTGAAGAACGAAGTTCGGGGGGTCGCCCTGGCGTTGGTTGTAGGCGATGTACATCTCGAGTGACACGAACGTCGCCGAGGCCGGGATCGTGTCCTTGATCTGCGGCCCGTAGAACCAGAGGCCGTACGTCGAGTTCGACGCGTACGGGCGATCAGTCCAGAACCGTGGCGCGCCGCGATCGGTAGAACCAGCCTGCACGGCACGGAACTCCGCAGAGTGCACCGTGGAACCGCCGCTACCCGGATCCGGTGGGGGCGCGACAACAGTCTGCGAGGTGGAGAGTTTCGCGCACCACGGCGCAGTCGACCATGTGATGCCCACCGTGTCACCCGACGTGGGGGCCTCACCCGTATACGGCATCTTGAACGAACCGAAGTCCGTATCGACCGTCACTTCGGAACCAGCCACGGTCGCCACGACTCCCATGCCCGGTTTCGGTGTCGACGGCCCCACAAGGGACAGCACCCCGTCCGTGGACCGGATCACAACCGGCTCGTTGATCTGCGGCACATACGCCGTCTCGAACGGAATGGTGATCCGCTGATCGTTGAAGTCGACCAGCGCGGACATGCCGTCATTGCCGACGTACCGGCCCACGTACGTGGTGACCTTGCTTTTCGCTTGCAGAGACCGAACGACCGCGTCGGCGTCAATCATCCGCTACCTCCACGGTCGAACGGGTCACCTCGCCCTCGTGGGCGATAGAGACGATGCGGACAAGGTCGGTTCCGTAGCGCTGCTTGTTGCTGAACTCCATGACGTCGCCCACCTCACGCAGCGGGTTGAACGACTCCGTCACGACACGCTTCCTGGTGCGCAGGCGGGCAACACGCGGAAGAAGGTCATTCGCGTACCCGTCGACCTCGCCCTGCGTGGAGAGCTTTTCCCCCGGATACTTGTATGTGGCACCACCAAACGGTGAAGGGGAGCCGTCCACGTTCACCGTCCGCAAGAACCCTGATCGCACCTCGCGCACCCCGTAGAGCGGTTGCCCATCAGGTGACTTCCCTACCACCACGACGCGGTTGTAGGTCTCGGTGGAAGTGAGCGTCAGAGGTGCGGAAATCACATTCCTGAACTCCCCCGAAACATCCCCCCACGCTTTCGGGCGCGCCGTCAATGCTCCCGTCGAGTCCAGGTGAGGCCACGCATCCAACCGGTCGAAGATCGCCCGCACGGCATCCTCGCGCGACCCGTCGTACGGCGTGGACGGAACCAGCACGTCAGCGACGTTCTTCACCACCGGCAGACCAGTGAGGTTCTGCGCTTCCTCCCATGCCGACGTCGAGTGCGACGCGGTCGGATACGGGAAAACATCCCGTTGCACCTTCGCCAGACGGTCCTTCAATGTCACACCGAACGACTGACCAGGGTGAATAACCCGCCCATCGAACAGGACGTTCGACTCGACCACATCCGGGACATCAACGATCAGGAACCGGCCTTGCGGGATCCGCTCCGAGAACACCCCGGCACCGATGATGCAATCAACCTGCAACTCGGCGCCGAACGGGGCGAACCAGTCGCCCACCGTGCGAGGAACACCATCCCGGCCGAACTCATCCGTCCACACAATCCTGGCTTCCCCGGACCCTTCGACGAACCGGCCACCATCCCAGTTCAAAGACAGGCTGCCATCGCTCAGGTCAATGTTCGCAAGACGACGCTCACCGTCATACATGAGATCGGCAACCCAGCGAACAGTGAACCCACCGTCATCGATGATCTGCCGCGCCTGCCGGGAAGCGAACCGCGCCACAGTGGCCTCCTAGCCGGCAGCGCCGGAATACTCCCAAGCCGAACCCCAACCGGAATACGACGGCAAAGCTGTACCAATCGCCGCATACGTTCCGAACGTCACCGCAAGATCCGAGTACCGGACAGCCGGGACCGAGATGCCAGGTGCGGGCGGCGCAACCTCAGACACCGTCGCGAGAAACCGTGACTGCAATCCCCCGACGTGCAAGTCAACGCCCACCTCCTGGACGGAACGCACCTCGCAGAAGAACACGCGCGGCAACAGCGGGTGCGTGGAGCGGATCAGCAGAACAGGTAGGTAGTCGCCACCCGAACCACCCAGAGTGCGCCACACGGCGGCGGCCACACTCCGATCCTTCGCAACAAAATCGATCTTCACATCCGACAACGCGCGCCGATGCCCGGAACCGATCAGCCGCGGGTAAGACTCCCCCTCGACGAACACAAGCCCACCCGAAGACTCGCGGGTCACGGACTCAACATTCGCCTGCATCTCCTCGACAACCGCATTCACGGCCGGATTGAAAGGCTGCTGAATCACCGTCTCCCAGGCCTGAGCCGGCGCAGGAAGAACAGTGCTCCCCAGCGACACGGTCGTAGAGAAGCCCGAATCGGTGAAGCACTCAAGCTCGTAGCCGCTCGCATCGCCACGACCAGCCTCCCGGTCCTGCACCGCGAACTTCTCCCCGTAGTAGGGGACGCGGATAATCTTCCGCACCTTCCGGCGCTGATCTCCATCCACGCGCCACAACGTCACCGACGTCGTTCCCGCAGGAATCTCAACCGTCCGCATATTCGCGATGCCACCGTCAATAGCCGTGCCCGTTGAGGACGCCGAACCACCATCGAGAACATCCGGGGTGGCAAGAAACCCGCCACCACCGTCGATAGTTACGGCGTCCTCAACCAGAACCTCAACGCGAGGAACAGGCGACATATCCGTGCGCGGAATGAGGGCAGCGATCATCGAGACGAAACCCCTCCATCAAGCGTCACAGCAGACGCGTACTGAGCACGAGTGATCCGCGCATCAACGATCCGGGCGATACCGTCACCACCGACATCAAGGCGGCCCGTGACCTCAGCTCCCACGATGTTGACCTGCGTCTCAGTGGCACCAGAAACACCGAGACGTCGACCCGTCTCCTGCCAGATACCGATGTTCTCCGCACGCTTCCCCGGCTTCGGGGAGATGTACGTCTCCCACGGCAGCGACCGCTCAGCGAACTTGTGGATCTCCGCACCACCCGGGTAGATCCCGGACGGAAAGCCACCGTTCTCGAACGCCCGCACACCACGCTCGTACAATCCGCCAGACTCGTTCCCGTTCGCGTTCAGGTACGCTTGAGCCTGCGCCGTATAGCGCGCCGCCGACGCCGCAGCCGCACGGTTACCCCCAGACGAATCCAGGAACATCTCCGCACGAATCTGCACACCATTCCACTTGTTCAGGAAGTCCGACACCTGCCGGTTAGCCGTCGCCGTGTCAGCGATGACCTTCCACGCCGTCTCCGGCGGGATCCGGTAGATCTGATCCGCAAGAGCGCCCGCCTGCTCGGCGTTCATCCCGAGTTGCTGGGCGCGGTCGATGAGTGTCTGCCGCCCATCCTCGAGCGTCTTCCGGTACTGGTCGGTGTTCCCGTCGAGCGCGAATTGCTTGTCCGCGGCGTCCTGCGCCTGATTGGCGAGGTCGACCAGCATGTCCGTGTTGTCGCGGCCAGCCTGCGTGCCCGTGTCCAGCGTCAGCGCGTAGCCGTCCGCGCCATCCCTCGCCTTTTGGATCGTCTCGTCAACCTTCGCCAACGCGTTCTGGTAGTCGATGTTCGCCGACACGGCATCCTGACCTACGCCGTTCGCCTCGTTGATCGAATCAATGAGCTTCTGGATCTCGTCGTCCAGCGCTGAGGCCTGGTCGGCGGTCGCCTGGTACGCGGCAGCAGCGTCCTGTGAGGAACTCGTGCTTGTGTCCGTAGCCTTCGAGTTCTTCCCCATAGCGGCAGCGAGAAGGTACGTGTCGTCAGCCGTGATGCCTGCCGCAGTGGCCTGATCGAGCAGCATCCCACGAAACGCCGGCATGTTCTTCAACAACTCCGTCGCCTGCGCGTCGTTCAGCTTGTATTGCTCCCGCAGCGAGCTGAACGAAGACTGCGCCCTCGGCATGTCGGTAGAGGCAACTTTCGCCAACGCGTCACCGTACTGCTTGATCGAGTCAAGACCACCGATCTCGTTCCGGCTCAGGTTCATCCAGTCGTTCGTGGACGCCGCTGCCCGGTCAAGAAGACCCGGCAGATCCTTCAACTGGTCGGTGTAGTTGCCCCAGAAGAAGGATTCGACGTCTCCACGCTTGAAAGCCGCTTCAAAAGCGGAGGCAGCCTTCGAGGAAGCCGCGATCTGGTTCTGCAACTCAGCCTGTACCGGCTGACCCTCCTCGATAGCCTTGTTGAAAGCCAGCGTTGCAGCGGTCGCCACAGCCAGGGCAACCCCCCACGGTCCGCCAAGGAACCGCACGATCCCACGAAGCCCCCCGGCGACCTTGCCGCGGGAGAGTTCAAGGGTTTCCAGAGCGATCTTGAACTCGGCGATCTTCGGAACCGCGAGCAGCATGGCACCACCCAGTAGAGCAACCCCAGCGACCAGCGCGGCAACACCGAGCGTGCTCTGCTGCACCCAGTCAGGAAGGTCGTTGAAGTTGTCGACCAGACCAGCGAGCGCCTGAGTCAGCAACCGCAGCGGGCCATTCGCACCCTCACCCATCGTGATGAACGCGGTCTCGAGCGCGCCATGCAGCTTCTCAACGTCACCAGCGAGGTTGTCCAGCTTGATGGCCGCCGTCTCCGCCGCATACCCCTGATCGTCAACCTCTGCTGTCCACTCGCGGATACCCGCAGCACCCTCCGTCAACAGCACATTCGCGCCGCGGATGGCGTCCTGACCGAAGATCATCGCGAGAGTGGTGTTCTTCTGCTCCTGCGTCATCCCGCCTAGAGCCTTCTCCAACTGACCAGCCAGGCCCGCCATGCCAATGAACTGCCCGGACGAGTTGTACGTCTCGATGCCGAGGCCCTTCATCAGGTCTTTGACTTCGTCGGTCGGGTTCGCCAGGCGCAGCAGCATCGTGCGGAACGACGTGCCAGCATCCGAGCCGAGCAAGCCCGACTGAGCGAAAGCCGCCAGAGTCCCCGTCGTCTCCTCCACAGAGAGTCCGAACTGGTGAGCGACGAGGCCGCCCTGGTTGAGCGCCTGAGCCATGTCGGACACGTCACCCATCGCCTTACCGGCACCCGCCGCCAGCAAGTCGGCGACGTGGGAAGCGTCCTTACCTTCGAGCTTGAACTGCTGCAATGTGGTGGCGGCGATACCGGCGGCATCAGCGACACCAAGACCACCAGCGGCAGCGAGACTCAACGCGCCGGTCAGACCGCCACCCAGGATGTCCTTCGCGGACACGCCAGCCTTCGCCATCTCCTCGATAGCGTTCGCCGCTTCCGTCGCGGAGAACACCGTCGACTGGCCCGCGTCGATAGCCGCCTGCCGCAGCTCGCCGAGGTTGTCGCGCGCGTCCTCACCGGTAGCCGCGACGGCCGACATGGCCTTGTCGAACTGAGCGAACGAGTTGACTGCGACACCGATACCCGCAGCGAGAGCAGCACCCATTCCCAGTGCAGCGCCACCGATCAGGTTCAGAGAGTCCTTGACCTGGGCGAGCTTCTCGGCTTCGGTCCCGACAGAGCGGGTGACGTTCGCCGCCTCCTGCATGTTCGCCTTGTACTCGGCGATCTTCGCCCGGAGGGTGACGGATACAACCCGTTCTGCCATAGCGACCTCCGGGCTGTATCGGTATGCTTCACCGCATGAAGCGGTTCGCGTTCGTCGTCTACGTGCTCTTTGGTGCGCTCGCGGCGATCGTCGGCGTCATCGCACTGGGCGCACTGATGTTCGGCCAATGGCTGGTCGGCATCGGCGCGGCGGTCGCGGCCGGGATCCTGTGGGTCATGTCTCGCTCGGTGGGGAATCCGTACCGGCAGAGCGCCTGACCGACCACCGAAGCGACTGCATGTCCGCTTCCGGCCACGCCTTCGCGTATGTCTCCTGCGCACGGTGCAGCTTCTCGGCCGCGAAATCTGTGATCGGCAGCGGCACGTCCCACTCGTACTGGTGAGCCGGATCCGTCGCCTCATCCAACGGGATGCCGTGATCCCCACGCGGGCGATGCTGCTCAAGGTGCGACGCGAACCACGCCGCACGGTCCGCGTCGTTGAACTCGGGTTCGCGGACAGTCACCCAGCCGGTGATCCGTCCATCCGCGTCACGGGTGACCGTCGTTACTTCTGCCGGTTCCCAGCCTTGGAGGCGGCGCGGCGAGATTCCCGATTCCCGAGAGATGTCGGCAACTGCGCCGCTCGCGCTTTTCCCAGTTCCGCAAGCCGGTTGATCGCGTCCTGAACATTCACTTGCCAGATACCGAGCGCCAGAATGTTGCGACCCACGCCGTCGATGACGTCGAACAGGTCGCGCCAGGTGTCCTCATCGACACCTTCCCCGCCCGTGACGGTGACTCGTTCAAGCGGGTAGTTCATAGTGACTTCGCTCTCGTTGTAACCGATCGTGAAATCCGAAACCACGTCCTCGCGGGGCGGGTGTTCGGCTACGAGAGCCTGCCACTCGTCAGCTCGCAACTTCTCGAACGTCACGTCGATGCCCGAGTCTCCGAGAGGGATTGTCTTCGTGACGGACGGCCGCGGGCCTTCCGCCTTCGCGCGTTCCTGCGCGATGAGTTTCTTGATATCCATGTTCTCCACCTTTTCCACCTGTGGGGGGAACCTGTCGGGCGGGCAGGTGGAACCCGCCCGACAGGAGTCTGGTTACGCCGCGATGGCCACGTCTCGCTGAACCTCACCGGTCACGAACAGCTTCTGAACGCGCTGAAGCAGCGTGTTCGCGGTCGGCGCGACCTTCCGCTGGATGCCGGCGCGAATCGGGATGACGTCGACCTTCTGACCGGCAGCGAATGCGGTCTCGTTGGGGACGCCGACGCGGTGGACGATGTACCCGATGATTCCGGGCGTCAGGGTGGTCTGCGCGGGCGTGTCCGCCACGTACTGCACCTCAAGGGTGTCGGTGATCGTGCCGGGAAGCTCGAGCACCTGCTTGAGCGTGTACCGACCGTCCGAGATCACGTTCTCCGTGGTTTCGTGCCGGAACCCATCGGGCACCAGGGAGTAGGTAAGCAGCTTCGTGGTCACCGCGTTCATCTCAGCCAGAACGGGGGCACCGGTAGATGCGATTGTGGGAACGAACGCCACGAGGGCGCGTCCGTCGGATGCCTGTCCAGCAGGCACGGCTTCAAGAGCCATAGTCCCTCCAAAGGGGGTTCGTGCCCCTGGACAGGGGCCTGTAGCACCGCCGGTCGGCGGCACGCGTTAACGACGAACGCCCCCACCGGAGGCAGGGGCGCAAGTCGGGGAGCTTTTACTTGCGGGGCTTCACCGGCTCCACGTAAACGACAGGCAGGGCCTCATCCGCGGTTCCCTTGCCGACACGGGCGTACAGGTCACGGTTCGCCTCGAACTCGTCGACGGAGACGGAGAACTCGTGCTGCGGGTCGGTCTTCACCGCGGACTTCACACGAACGAAAGGCATCAGGCGCTCCTTGAGGTGAAGACGAAAGTCGTATCGAGGTAGAACAGGCGCGCGCTCTTGTCGAACTGCACACCCGGGAGATCGTTCGCGGTACGGTCAACGCGGATCGGATCACACACGCGACCAGGAACGATCAGGACACGATTCAGAAGATGCTCAAGCGCCGCCTCAGTCAGCAGCAGCACACCATCACTCGACGTCGCCACGAACCGCGTATCAAACTCACACATGCGCGCCGACTCGAACCTTTGCGCCGACGTATACCGCTTGTCATCGAACGACGGAATCGCAGGGAAAGCCACCACGTAGTTTTCGCGGACAGGCTCACCAGCATCGGTCACCCGCACAGTCGTAAACACCTTGCCCGTGAGCACGGACGGGACGCCCAACTCGGTCTTGAACGCGTTGAACTCGTCACGCATCAGGACAAGCCCCGTTCCTCGAGAGACTGCTTCAACGCAATCTCCATGCCCTTATCGAGTTCTTCCACCGCAAAGGCTTCGGCTCCACGCCTAGACCGGTCGGGAGGTCGCAGGATGCTTCCGCTGGATAGGGGGTCATCGAAGATGCCGGCAGAAGGGACCAGTCCACCCTTGCCCGTCTTGCCGCCGTAGCGTTCGAGGTTCGGGCCAACCTCTGCCGTGATCTCGCCGGAAGTGTTGCCCCGCCCAACTCCGTCAATGGTGTAGTCGATCGTTGCGGTGTACTGCCGTCCCAGCGGGTTACCCGCAGCGAGTTTCTGATACTCGGCCTTCGTCCGAATCGCGGTCTGCTGCATGGCCTGGCGCGCCTTCTTCGACGTCACCCCAGCGGCAACCTCGATGTCCGTAGCAAGATCGTGTAGGGCCGAGAAGTCATCATCAGCCACCGCGCACCCCCTACGAAAGCTCCGTCACCGGGTATCGATGCGCCGTCGACTGTCCCAGCGTCGGCGAACCATCAACCTTGTACGATCGGCCCACCAACGCCGGGTCCGCCGTGGAAGCCGTCACGAGAACGTCTGTTCCCTCAGGGAGCACCACAGAACCATGCGGTAGCGACACCGTCACGTCCTGAGTGGTCACAAGTTGCGATGCACCCTCAGCAGACCGCACCGCGTTATCCGTGTACTTCACCCGCGCCGGCCCCGTGTAGATCGGGTCGCCCACCGGGACGCGCGTCGGACCACCAGTCGCATCATCCACGCCATCCGTGAACGTCCCTGCCGTGACAGTCTCCGTCATGCGGCCGTTCGCCTGAGCACGGAGAGCCGGGAGCGCGGCGGCGATATCCCATCCGAGGCTCACTCGTCGTCACCCAACTCGAAGATTGGGGCACCGGCGATGTCCACCCCGCACGAGCAGTACACGGCGCCGAAGTTCAGGGCGCACCAGGGGAGGTGCCGTGATCCCGTCCCGATCATGTCGAGCGAGAACGCGCCTTCCGGCTCCGTCAGTCCGAGCAGCGTCCACCACTCATCCAGGATCGCGATACGGCCCTTCCCGGACCGGTACGTGCGCGACGACGACCCGTCATCAACGGAGATCGTCACCTGTGTCGCGTCATCCGGGCGCTTCACATGAGCCACAACAGCCTCACGCACCACGTAGTCAAGCTTCGCTTCGTCGATCGTCGGCGCGTCCAGCTTTTCGCGCCGGTTCTCGATCAGCATCTCAGCGTCGGAGATCCACAACTCCCACTGCTGCCACGTGATCGAGCCGGATGCGGGGGCGGCCAAGCCAAGCGCAACCGCAATGTTCGCGGGAGTCACAGCCATGACCGCCCCCTCTCCTTTTAATCGCCCGAGGACGTCAGGACGGCGATGATGTCGTCCTTCTTGGTTGCGTCACCCAGATCGATCGAGTGCTCAGCGGCATACGCCTTGAGTTCATCGACCTTCCACGTTTTGTCGGGCGTCTCGCTCTTCGGTTTGGCAGGTTCGCCGCTGTACGGCTTCCACCCCGAGGAGTACCGATTGTCCTTGTCGTCGGCGACGGAGATCACAATCCCCGTGCCGTCCTGGATGTGCCGGCCCATCAGACGTTCGCCACCGCGTCGGTCACCTTCGCGAACGCGTCAAGGTCCATGACGGCCCAGCCGTACACGACCTCCGCGCGCAGCGCGATCTGGTTCTTCCGCTTGAGGTCGCCGAGACCGTCCGGGTCGCCGTATCGGATCAGCTCGACGGGGATGTTCTTCTGCACGCCCCAGCGGAACGCGTCCCACTGGCCCACGATCGCCTTGATGTTCGTGTTCGCCGACGCCTCCGGCAGACCCGAGACCGTCGAGGACGAGAACGCGGGGATGCTCTCGAACGATGTGATGTTCGCGCCGAAGCCCAGCTCGGGGTACTTCTTCCGACCGTCCGCGTAGCGGGACGTCGCGATCGTCCACGAGTAGGTCGGGTCGAACGCGATACCGTTCGGCACGTACCCGTCCGCGATGACCAGGCCGGCGGCCTGCTCGATCACCAGGTCGGGCGTGGTGAGGGTGGCCGTGGTGATCTCCACCGCGTTGGTGGTCGACGCGATCCGGTCACCCGCGACGATCGACGACGCCACGGTGCCCGCACGCGGGTTGATGCCGTGGAACCCGCCCAGGTCGAGAGCACGCGACAGGGCGAGACCGCCCTCATCCCCGAGGGTCTGCAGGACGCCGAGCTGGTACGCCTCGTCGGCCCACTGGACCTCCTCGTTGAAACGCATGGTGACCTGGAACTTGTGCGGCGTGGCGGTCTTGGTGCCGAACGTCGCGTTCGTGTCGCCCTTGTCGCCGCCCTCACCGACCAGCTCGGCCTTGGGCCGCCCGGTGAGGGTCATGTACGTGACCTCACCGAACTGCTGGGGCTCCGCGCCGGAGAGCGCGGCGATCGCCGAACCCTGCTGCGCCTTCTTGAACATGCCCTCGGCGATGTTCTTCGGGAGAGTGATTCCCGAGGTGGCAAGCACTGCCATGATGTCCTCCTGGACTGGTTAGTCGTCTCGGCCGAACAGACGGGCCGTGAAGTCACGCGCCTCGCTGTCGTCCGATCCGGTGTTCTTGACGGCGCCCTCCTTCGGGGCGACGTTGCCTTTCGACTTGCGATCCGCATCCCGCTCGGCCAGGCGCTTCGCCTGAGCCTCGAGAGTTGCTTCGTCGGAACCGGTGAGGAACAGGTCGCGGTCCTCGGCGTTGATGCCGTGGCGGGCGGCGATGTCGGAGCGGAGTGCACGGGCCTCAGCGGCGCTGTACTTCGCGGCGAGATCAGCCACCTTGTCTTCCAGCGTCTTCGCTCCCTCGGCCTTCGCCTTGAGGTCGTTGTAGTCGCCGAACTCGTTCTTCCGCTGCTGCGCGAGGCGTTCCTTGATGATCGAGTTGACCTCGGCCTGCGTGAACGTCTTGTCCTGCTGCTGCTCACCTGCGGCGCCCTGACCATCGCCGCCGCCCGCACCCTGATCGCCATCGAGATAGCGAAGGAAGGGCCGGTGCCACGCCGGGGCGAACTGGACTCCGAGGTTGTTCTTCTTGCTCACTGGTTCGTTCCGTTTCTGTCCCGTCGGACATCGCAACCCCGAAACCGTCGGGTACGGCCCCACCTCAGCGGGAAACTCTCGTGTGCGGGCGCTCCGCCTCTTCCGGGTACTGAGCGGCAATCCACTCCCGCACCTGGGCGCGCTGCGCATCCGTCTTGTGTCGGCGCGACGCCATGTACTCGATGACGTTCGCTTCCTCGCCCGCCTGCCCTTTGAACCAGGGCACGACCGTGCACTGGCAGTTGCCGTGTGAGGCGAAATATCCGGTCGACTGTTTGTACACAGCACCGCGGCCGGCGAGCATCTTGCAGAAACCGCAGGCCGACGCCGACGCCACACGCTGATAGCCGCCAGCGCGCGAATCGCGCAGACGATTACCGATCACCGTGTCCCGGTATGGGCGCGCAACCTCCGTGCGGAGAATGTCCGCCAGTCGCCTGATGGCCGCCTGCTCGTCGTTCGTCGACAGCGGTTCAGATGCCCACGCGATGCCACGTCGGATCTTCACCGTACGGTCGATAATGACCGGCTCAGCAGAAAACCTGCCCGATACTGCGGCCTTCGCACGCCGCTCGTCGTACAAGTCCACCCCAAGAGCAGCCGACGCTTCCGAGTAGTACCCAATCAGCGAAGAACCCACCTCAAGGAGCTGCACACGACGCGACTCGAACGAACCCGACGTGCGGCGCAGTGTCCAATCAATCGAATCCACAGCATCAGCCGTGACGATCGCGAGCGCCGCCTTCGACTCAAGCGGATCCATTGGCAGCACCACGCGCCTGGATCACCTGGGCAGCCAAAGCGCGGCCCGTGTTCGCCGTGCGTTCCTTCAACGCCTCGTCGATCTGCTGCTCCGTCAAGCCGAGGAGCTTCATCCCGACGCGAGTCTCCGCGAGCCACGGGACCGCCGCGAGCTGCTTCATGCCCGCATCCGCAACAGCGGCGCGAGACAGGAAACGCGGGTCGCGATAATCTGTCGTGATCGACGACCACGCGGCCGGGATCTCCGAGAGACCATTACGGATCGCCAGAGAGCGCGTCACCGAACGCCGGACAGACACCGACCAGAAGTCCGTCGCATCCTCAGCCTCAGCAATCAGCGACTCTCGAGCCTCCGAGTACGAATCAGCCGACGTCGGGTTCGCGATGTCGGTCAACGCAAAGTCGGAATCGGCAAGGTCGTACTCGCGCGCCGACAGTTTCGCGAGCGCGTTCAGGTCGGCCAGGTGCGGCGCCGGAGACGATGCCTCGATGTGCTTCACATCCGCACGAGGGTTGTCCGCGTCGTCATCGTCCGGGATTCCAAGCACGCGACCGAGGGCGATCTGCCACGACTGCTTCTGTGAACCGTCTGCGTTCTTGAACACCGACTCTGCGGCACCCAGCAACAGCAGTTGAGGCATGGAGTACACATCCATGTGACCCTCAAGGCGGATCAGCTCACGAATCGCCGCCTTCTGGTGCGAGATCGCCGCCCGCGTGATCCGAGAGCGCCCCAGACGCTTAGATGCGCGAGGACGATAGATCAGCGGGTCTACTGGAACACCCCACGGGTGCGCCGAGCGGGAAACCTCCCACTTGCCACCCGTCCGGTCAGCCGTGATCGTCTGGTTCTCGACATACAGGACGAAACCCGTAATGCGGTCGCCGTCACGATCCGTGATCGACAGGAGGTTCTGCATCCGGCGCGCGCGAGGATCCCAGTCCCCCGTCGCGTTCATCGCATCCTTCGCGTGAACCAACGCCCGAGGCTCCCCCTCCACACCCTGCGTCGTAATCAGAAACGACACACCGTGAATCAGCGAATCCGTCTGACCCTGCCCCAGCTCCGAGAACAGGAAGTTCTCATCCGCGAGCTGACGCATACCGAGCGAGTCCAGGTCACCATCAACCCACACCATCCGGTCGAGCTTGCAACGACGCCCCAGCCCGTCAACACCCTTCGTCGCCCACCCCAGAGCAAGCCCCAGATTGTGGTACTGCGGAGGAATCACGGTACTGATCTGCTCGAGAGCAATCTTCCCGTCGTCATACAGGTCCGTCCGCAGCTTGTTCCGACGACGACGCTCCCGCAACTGGTCAGCAAGCCGATTCACCAGCCGGTTCTCATCATCAGTGAGACCCGTAACCCGAATAGAACCCTCCGTCACAGGATCACCGCCGTCCGCTGGCTCGTGCGCCGCGACGGGCGCTCAACATCGTCCTTCTGGGCACCCCACAGGGCCAAAGTCGCCGCCACCGTGAAAGTGATGTCTGCTTCCGCGTCCTTCGGCGTCCAGGCCCAACCACCCGCACGCATCACACGCTTGCGAGAGACCGAAATGGACACGTTCATCTGCGGTTGGTCCGTATGGCGCAACTTCTTTTCTACGACAGCGTCGTAGAACTTCCCTGAGGCGATCGCCATGTCCCGCCCCTCGGCCGCAGCTAGAGTCACAACGACATCAGTGCCGCGCAGGTAGTGACGCCCACGACGCTCCTCGACGAGACCGGAGAGTTCATCTGCGACCACCGCATGCAGGCGGTTCTTCTGAGCGCGCGCAGCCACCCACGGGCCGACCCAGTCGGTGCCCTTGCGCTGCTCGTCACCCTCAAGATGCCACAGCCCATCGGCGCGCCGGCCGACGAGAGAAACAGCCGAAACCTTGCGGTCGGGGGAAACGTCGATGGCGAGAGTAAGCCGCTCGACCGCCATGGACGCGGGGTCGGCGATGTCGCCCCACGTCACACTGTCGATCACCTCAGGCGTGCCACCCGCGTCCCATATACCCAGAGCCTCACGGCGGAACGAATCATCATCCGTCAGGTTCTCCCGCATCCGCTCCATCGACTCCACAGGAGTACGAGACGGAAACGACGGGTTCGCCTTCGACCACTGCTCACGATCGTCAGGGTCCGCGTCATCATCGGCCGAGAACTCAACGTACACAGCCTTACCGCCAACGCCCACCGACCTATCAGCGGGCTTCGCGGCCAGAGCCTTGGCGCGGCGGTTAATGAACTCCTCGCCCGGGTCGGAAGGACGAGGAGGCGTACCCATGAAGAACAGCAGCGCACCCGAAGACTGCGTGGAGGCGTTCGTCGCGGGGACCATGTCCTCGAGCGCCTTCTCCGTCAGGATCTGCGCCTCGTCGAACACCTCGACGTCGACCGCATCGAACCCGCGGCCAAACCCGTTCTCGCGAGCGCCGAACATGATGACAGACCCGTTCTTGAACCGGATCTCCTGCTCACCGTTCGCCGTGCGGATGCCGTCGTTACGCTCAGGCGCCAAATGCACGCGGATTTTCTTCCGCTGCACCATCCCCTGCATCGTCTTAAACGTCATCGTCGATGTGCGGGTGCGGTGCGCGGTCCACAAAACAGTCATCCGCGGAAACAGCACGCAGAGCGCGATAATCATCATGCCTACGAGGAAGGTCTTCCCGACCTGGCGAGGAATCGACAGCACCACGCCGCCGACCGTCGCGGCATACTTGCCGTTCTTCGTCTTCCCCAAAGCCAGGGTTCCGATGCCGTGCTGCCACGAATCGAACGTGACTCCCATCGCTGCACACTGAGCAACCACACGCGGCCACACCGTAGAAACGATCCCGCGCGGGTACACCACATGGCGAGCTACATCCGACAGCTTCCGATCAGATGGCTGCGGCGTCGAACTCCCCGTCTTCGACATTCGCGCCACCCTCAGCCTCGTCAGAATCCCGCGACAGCAGCGCCTCGATCTCCTTCGACGTGAGCGAAATCTGGCGGTGCAAAGCGGCCAACGCCGGCCCCTTCGTCTCAGGAAGATCAGCGACCATCTGCTTCCGCTGCGCGATCAGGATCTGCACATACGAACCGCGCTCAAGAGCATCCTCAAGGGTCAGCACCTCGGGCATCACGCGCGCAGGAGTCTCATCCGGCCCAACAGCCCGGAGAACAGGCCTTCGAATGTTCATCGCACGCCCTCCTCGGGAAGCTGCACAACGGTGAGAAAAAAGATCAGAGAGAGCGATCGGCTAGACCCGGAGACCTTTTGCGTGTGGTCTTGGGGTCACCCCTCCCACCCCATCGAATGCATGTTCGAATTGGTGTTTGGTTGCTAGATCAGCCGAGGCTTCCTGACCGCTTGATGATGGGCGCGACGAGTCGTGCGCGCTTTGTTGAGTTGCACGTGGCGTGTGCTGCCTGCGTGTTCTCGAACGTGTGCGGTCCGCCTTTGGCGATGGGCACGATGTGGTCGACGACGAAGCTCATTGGGTCTGGCCAGTGCAGCGTGTAGTCGATGGGCTTGCCGCAGATGGCGCAGGCTGATCCGGTCTTTCGGTGCCTGTCCCGGTAGCGCGCTTGCTGTGTCGTGTTGCGTCTGACCATCAGCGTTTCCGTGTGATTCGTCGCCAGAGTCTGCGCCAGAACCAGCGTCGCCAGACACGCTGAACATGGGCGATCTCGTCGGGTGTGAGGTCGCCCCAGTCCATCGCGTGCCCCCGGGTTAGTTGTTGCCGAGTTCGTAGTTGCGGGCGAACGTGGGTGTGTCGCATTCGACGTCGCAGCAGAGGGCGGCTGCTCTGGCGGATGGGTACGTGGATCCGCATCCGACGCACTCGTAGGCGTCAGTCGTCGTCATCGTCGCCTCGCGGTGGTACGACATGGTGCCTCGCCCCACACGGGCAGTAGGTGTATCCGTCTATCGCCACCTCGAGCATGGTGAGGCAGCCTTGACATTCGACGGGCATCGATTCAGTCGTCATCGTCTTCGTCTCCGGCGTTGAGCATGTGCCAGTGGGCGCGTTCCATGACAACGCTGAGGAACTGGGCTAGACCGGCTGCGTCCGTCGTTGAGGTCTGCGGGCCGAGAGCGTACTGGGCGCCGCTAACGAGGGGCAGCACGTCGCCGGTGTCAGATGCTTCCACGCGAGAGGTGGAGATGCCGACGACCCAGCCGTTGATAGCCTTATGCGCCTGACCTGTCTCATCCAGGTACGCGTGTATCGCTTCGTCGAGGCGTTCAAGCGGTGTCGCGGTCATCGTCGTTCTCCTCGCTGAGGTAGGCGGACACGAGGTCACAGCACACGCCGATAGCGGGATGGCCGCAGACGGGGCAGCGGATCCAGGAGAACATCAGGCGTCCGCGAGGATGGTGGGGACCATGCGGATGCCGAGGACGTGCGCGCAGTGGATGCGGTGGTGACCGTCCCACACTCGCCCGTCCTTCCCGAGGAGCACGGGCTCGCGGATGCCGTTCGCTGCGATGTCCCGCCTCATGGCTGCGAGGCGGGGGCCGTCGTACTTCTCCAGCCACTCGAACTCGGCATCCCAGCCGATCTCGTCGCCGTCCGCCCATCCTTCGATGACTGTCTCGATGCTGCGGTACTCGACGCCCATCACCGGTCTCCTCTCGAGAACGACCATCTGTCGGCGTCGCGGATTCGAACCGCATCTCCCTCGCCCACGCGGGGTGTCCTGGACCTGCCCAGTAATTCGCTACGCCGTCGCATGGCCATGCCGCGAGTTCGATATGGGCGAGACCGCTCCATTGGACGATCAGCCGGGGGTCGCGGCCACGACATGTGTCGGCTCCGCGGTGTTCGGTTGTGGGTGCGCCCGCACCGGCGTCACCCGTGTTGGCCGCGATTGGCCTTTCCTCAACCCGCCACACGCCCCACATGACGTCGCAGGAACGGACGAGGAGGTTCAGTTGACCCGTGCTTGAATCCGGGTCGGTTTATCGGTCGCGATCCGCGGGTTTCCGCGGGACTTTTAGTTGACGGGTAGTTGATTTGGGAGCGTGGCGGGTCCGGCTCGGGGTGGCGACGCGGGCTGGTTACCGCAGCACCCGAAGTTGTCGAAAGGCCCGCCACGCTGGTCATGGGGGTACGACGAAGCCCCGGCATCCTGTCGGGGCCGGGGCTGTCGTGTTGGCGGAGTTATCCACCATCTAGATTCATCATGGCCCTTTTGACGCTTTTGCACCTTTCGTATGGCGTTCTACTTCATCGGCGTGTCGGGACACCGCGCGGACGGCCCCGCCGCTGTTCCAGTGCCACCCGGCCAACAGCCTTCGATAGGACCATGACGCGTCCGTCACGGTCGTATCGGGTGGCGAGGAGCCCGCGGTCGATCCATCGGTAGACGGTGCGTTGGGCTTTGCCCACAAGGGCGGCTGCGACTTTCACCGTGACCCACTCGGGAATCCTCTGTTCAGCCATCGGCACCCCCAAACCACGGATCGTTCCTCTTCGTGATCACCGTGACGCCCGCCACCTTCTCGATCTGCTCGCGCGTGATGTCGACCCACACGTCCGGCGTGAAGTAGTCGTGGCCGCCGTAGTGATCCACCTCGACGCCGTCGAGCGTCCGCGCGCGCACCGGGTTGTGAATCGTGTGGATCCGCTCGATCTCCACCTCGTGGCCCGCGGTACGGATCGCGGGCACGAGATAGGTCACCACGAGCGCGTAGAGCAGCTCGTCGGTGTTCACCGTCGGCGATGCGTCATAGGTCTCCCACCACCAGTCATCCAACGCGTCGCCGTCACCGTTGCCCCACTTACTGCACAGTCCGTTCCCGCTGAACGAGAACACGGGCGCGGTCATGACGCACCCCCAGACGACGGAACAGTCGATCTGGCCACACGGCGGTGGTCGTCTATCTCTGCCCAGTACTTTCCCGTCCCGCCGCATTCCTCCCACGTGACAACGGGCCCCTCGTTCTCGTCCCACGAGCGGTCGGTGCACTCCTGGCAGCACTCCCACGTGAAGGTCGGGCACTGCCCGCGGCCGATGGGCGAGGCGTGGACGCAGTCGCGCTCTGCGCACTCCTGGCGCATAGTCTCGATGTTCGTTTTCGTGTGCGTGCTCATCGCAGGCTCCCGTCCGTGTGGACCGAGTTACTTGCGACGATGTGGCGGCCGAGATCCCGCAGCGCCGCGCGCTTCGTCCACCCCCGCCCGCAGCGCGTGTGCACGACGCCAGTCGGGCAGTAGTGCCACTCAGCGAGATAGCCGTTGAAGTAGTTGCGGACGGCCCGCCAGTTGCGGCGCTTGATCTGCGGGATGAGGTAGTTGCGGATGCCGTATCGCGCCCGCCCTCGCTTGATGTCGGACAGCAGGCCGACGGGATATGCCTCGATGTATCCGGTCACTTCATCTCTCCTTCGCTACGGATCTCGTGCTCGGGCTCCTGCACACTCGATCCCGGCACATCGTCGCCGACGTGGCACGTGCAGCCCGACCCGTTCATGTCGGCCCAGGCGTCGCACGTGGCAGTGTGCTGCCGCGAGGGCGGTCCTGCCGATCCGGGGAAAGCGTCGTCCATATCGTTCGCGATGCGCCGATACTTCGCCTCCTCCGCTCGGTTGGCAGCCGCCCCCAGGCGGTTGCGGTCGGTGTCATGTCGTGCGCCCACTGCCCTGCGCTCATCGTTTGCTACCGTTCGCGTGTTTGGTGGGTTGGGTGCTCTCGGCGCTCACGAGCGGGCCTCCCTCGCGGCTTCGAGGGCGGCGCGCATAGCTTCACGCGGCTGGATACGGAGCATGGCGTCCCAGAAGATGTACGCGGCCCGATCCACCTCGGCGTCGGTGACCGGCCCGCGCGGGCAAACCTCGCGACCGGAAAGCACTGACACCAACTCGGGGTACGCCTCGACGATGCGCTCCGCGGCACGGATGAACGTCCCCTCATCGCGAACGTTGTGATTACGCAACAGAATCGCGAGATTTAACGCCGCCGCCCGCTCAGGCGAGTCCGTTTCCGGAGCGTGATCGGGGCGCGTCGTGAGGCGGTCTCGCAGCTCCGATTCTATCTCAGCCATGATCGCGCGCTTCATGTAGAACATCGCTACGTCGGGACGGCCGTGCGTTCCCTGACACTTTGGCTTGTGACACTCGGGCCACTCGAACTCCACTGCCTCACGGCTGACGCCCGCATTGTCCGCTGCCGCCCACAGTCGGCCCATCAGCGCCTCGACGTCCAGCGCTTCGCGTACGTCGTCGGTGGGCGTCGGCGGGTGCGGTGCGGTGATCTGTCCGCCGAGCCACAACGTGTGGTAGCACGTCGGGCAAAGCACACCGCCTGGGTCATCGGTCGCTTCGGGGCCGCCGACCGTAGCGTTCCACTGCTTGTTGTCCGCCCACCAGATGGGGTTGGGGCGGCCGCAGGACTGGCATCGAGTATCACCGTCCTCTGGGCGCCACGCGCGTACTTCTTCGGTGGGCGGGGAAGACAGGGCCGGGTACATGCCCGATGGAGACGTGCACGGGCAGTCGTTGTCAGACGCCATGTTGAGGCACGGATACCCGTCGTGGTCAGCGTGCCGACACTTCGGGCATGTGGGGTTGTTCATGCGGTCTTCCTTCCTTCGGTGATACGGGTGATGGTGTGCGGGTCGGTGATGACCCACTCATCCCGGGGTGCGGAGCCGGGGGCTGCGGTGGCGAGGTCGCCGTCCCACAGGGCGGGGATGCCCGCGTGGCGGGATTTGGTGCCGTAGTGGTGGCACCAGCAGTCACACCCAAGGTCGGGGCAGTCGGTGTGGTGGAGGGCGTTGTCGGATTCGCAGGCGTAGGAGCCGCCCCAACTGTCGGGGCCGGTGCGGACCTTGTCGAGCTGGCCGCCGCAGTGCTGGCACTCGACAACCGTGAACACCCCTACGACGCGTTCCGTGTTCCGGGTCAACGTCAGCAGACCGCAGTGGGGGCAGCGTGCTGGCGGTGGTGTCCGCTTCTCCCGCTCTTCGACCTCGATCGTCCGGTACGCGTTCAGTGCGGCGTGCGCGAACTGGATCGCGTGGGCGGCGCCGTCATGGTCGGACACCCACACGTTCAGGGTGCGGTCACCCCTCGTGTGGAGGTGGCGTGTGCAGGCGTCGAGTTCGAGGAACGCAAGCGACAGGTTCGAATACCCCAACGCGGTCGACCCGCCAGCGCCGGTCGGGGAGACGGCCCGGCCGCCCGCGGCGGTGATCAGGGTTGCCCACCGGTCCCATCCGGCGTACGCGTGCTCCACCATGCCGAAACAGTGGGCGCAGAGGAACCCGACCTGAGCGGGCATCGGCAAACACCCCCGACACTGCCCACCGTCCTCCACCCGGCCCGGGCAGGACGTCCCATGCTGACCCAGGACCGTGCAGGCGCGGACACCCGGGATGCCCTCGTTCGTAACGCAGACCAGAGTCATTCGGGATCTCCGTCTTCCTCGTCGCGTTCAGTCCAGTAGTTCGAGAACGGCTTCGCCCGCTGGTTCACGGCGCCAAGGTTCACGTGCACTCCGGTTCCGTCCGGGAGGGTGATCCCGATCCACCAGGCAACGTTGTCCATCCGCTCGATGTGGACCGTCGCGTTGTAGGCGATGACCTCATCGAGTTCGCCGTCCTGCTCCCAGATGATCAACTGCTCAGAAGGGGACAGCATCGCTACCACCTCCCCACGCGTCCTGCGTGCCCGTCTCAGCGGCTCCCGGGGTCTCCCACGGCTCCGAACCCACGGGAGGGGTGGAACGCCCGCCAGATCCGCCCGAGCGGTACACGGTGGCGGTTTGGAAGCGGAGGTCGGGTCCGAACGCGTCCGCCGTGATCTCCCACACGGTCCGCTTCGCCCCTTCCTTGGTTTCGTACTCGCGGGATTCGAGACGTCCGATCACGAGAACCGTCGTGCCCTTCACGAGCTGGGCGGCGTTCTCCGCCAGGCCCTCCCACAGCGTCACCCGGTGGAAGTCGGTCTGCTTGTTGTCGTCCTTCCCGCGGTTCACGGCCACGGTCACGTTCCCCACGGCCTTGCCCCCGGAGGTGTAACGGAGGTCGACGGGGGCGACGATGTTGCCCCGGATAGCGATCGGAGTGCTCACAGACCCAGCCCTTCCCGAACGTCGGTGCGCATCACGCGCTCGGATTGCCAAGCGTTCGCGTCTTCCGCGACGAGCGTGTACGCCTCATCGAGAGTGATGAGGTTGGCGATGCGCTGCTGCTCAACGAGCGCGAGAGTCGCGTGCACCTGAGCCAACGCGACGTTCTCCGCGACCGTCGGCTCGTCCCGCGCCTCGATCGTCACGTCGTCGTCGAAGGCGCCGATCGCAGCGCGGATGTACTCGCGCGCCCAGCCCGCGTGTTCGATTCGTTCGGTCATGCTGTCTTCCTCCGTTTCGTCGCCTGGACGGCGATCTCAAGCTGTCGTTCTTCGGTGATGAGGCCCGGCGCCCCGGGTGTCCACACGACGCCACCGAACGTGTTCGTGCGGCGGTGGAGACGGACCTCGTAGCTGCGGAGGTAGCCGGTGAACCCGTCAGCCCACATCGCGGAACCCCTGCCCTCGGATGAACCTGCGTTGCATCTCGGTTTCCGCGTCGTACGCCTGCAACGCGGCCCGGGTCACGTCCCACGGGGTGGGCCGCGCCTCACGGAGCGCCCGCGTCCGGCGCAGACCATGGCGGCATACGGCCCGCATGAACTCCGCGAACTGCTCGTCCGCGACCGTCCACCGTTCCTCGCGGCTCAGACCGCCCGTCACGTCGTTCATGCCGACAGTCCGTTCTCGTCGATAAACTGCTGCACTTCCTGCCACGACCGCGTGACCGAGCGGAGGACGTACGCCTGCGGGTTCTTCACATCCGCGCCACGGTCCAGCCGGTCAAGGGCAATCTGCATTGCCCCCGCCGTGGTCACGTTCCGGCCGGTGTGCTGGTTGATGTGCTTCGCGAGCCGGTCCGGGTCGATCCGCAGCCCAGCGAGGACACCCCTAGCCGGAGTTTCATTCGTCTCGTCTTCCTCGCGCGTTACGGAAGGTGAGGAGACCTCTGAAAGTCCTTTAGTTGGTCGGGTCGGGTCGGGTCGGGTCGGGGTTGAGCGAACTTCCTGCGAAGTTCCCGCTTTGTTCGCGCGAACGTTCCGCATCCGTTCGCGCGCATCCCTGCGTCTCTTCTTCACAACCTCGGACGCCTCCTGGTAGTCCTCCCAGTCGTGAAACACCCACCCCCCATCGGCGCGGTCCCAGTACCCGACCTGCACCAGCTCGTCAGCGTTGCGACGCACTCCCCCCAGCATCGGAAGCGCGGGCACGGGAATGAACCCGTCAGTGAGCTGCTGGCACGACCACGAACCGGCCCGCACCCACAACGCCAACGCCGGGGCCGTGAGACTGAGGGTCTTCGGATGCGACCAGAAACCGTCGTCCACCTTGAACCACGCCATCAGGTACCCTCCGCCTCGGTCAGGGCGTTCCGAATCACGCCGATGGCGTACCGGAACCGAGAAGCCGTGGGGATGCCGGTGCGAGACCATGCGACGTCGAAGCCGTGGGCGATAACGCGGACGGGAACGTGATCGCGGTGCCAACGATCAATCGTCGATTCCACGTCCTGCGGAAGGCGGGCGTATCCCGGCGCCACAGACTTCCATGCCGATCGGATTTGGTCCCCGTACTTGAGACGCTTCTCGACCATCTCCGAAGCTTTCGCGCCGGCATCTCGCTTGCGCTCGTCGATCAGTTGCAGAGATGAGCGGACACCCGCTACTGCCTCAGCCTCGAGTGACGCAGCACCCTTTCCCGAATTGCAGTCACCGCACGCGGCAACCAAGTTCTCGGGAATGTCCGTTCCGCCAAGTGCGGTCGGTGTGACGTGGTCGACGGTCAGACCGCTCCCCGTCTCGTTGCCGCGCGTCCCGCAGTAGTAGCAACGGAACCCATCGCGGCGCAGGATCTCGAACCGCAGCCGTTTGCTGACACTCATCGGGCACCCCCTCGGAGGAGGTCGGCGGTGGTTTCGGTGATCTCCCGCCACCACTCCCCACCCACAGGGGCGTCGTAGTAGAGCACCCAACCGGCCCCGTGCCGCCATGCGGGCCACACTTCGGGCCGCACCCACCGGGGCACAGCGAAACCCTCCCGTACGGCTTCTTCGGGGTGTTCGGTCTTCCACTGGTGGCATCCGCATCCGAACGGCCCACCGAGGAGTTGTAGGTTCGCGACCGTGGTGTTCCAGGCGTCCCGGTTCTGCCGGTGATCTCGCTCCACCGGACCCGTCAACCCGCAGCGGACACACACCCCACGGTCACGTTCCGTCACCAGGGCGTACGCTTCCCGCTGCTGTCTCCGGGTCAGCTTCGGTGTCTTCGGGCCGATCATTTCTCCTCCTTCCGGTGGCAGGTACAGGTAGACGGGGCGACCCCGGAATGCCCCAGCGGTGTCTTGCAACACGACGGGCGACACAACCCGCGAGGCTCATCACGCGGGACAGGCGGCGGCACGAAATTCACGACTCGAACTCGAAATCGAATGACGGTTGCGCAAGCTCCGTTTCAAGCTCGCGCAGGTACTGGCATCCGGTCTTCCAATACGACGGCTTGAGTTCGATGCCGAGAGCCCGGCGCCCGAGTTTCACCGCGACGTACAGCTCCGAACCGACGCCTCCGAACGCGGTGAACACCGTCTCGCCGGGATTCGTGTACAGGCGCACGTAGCGTGAGGTGAATCCCAGCTGCAGTGGCGTCAGATGGCGCTCGTCGTCCGTCTCACGCGCGATGCGAGCATTGAGGGTGTCACCCTCGCTGATGCCGTACCAGATGGGGCGGGCGAACTCGATCCACTCTTCGTTCGTGACGTCCGTCTTCACAGGCCGGTCGCGTTCTCCGGGCTTCTTGAAGATGAGCCCGTAGTCGGCCATAGCCATGCGCGACAGCGACGAGTCCTTGTTCTTCGTAACGAACATCAGGGAGTGCGCCTTTGTGCGGATCGCCTGTGCCTGAGGGTCCTTGTCGACGACGTTCTCCCCGAAGTAGACGAACCCGGCGGCCTGGTACGCGCGGATGACGTCACCGCGGAAGTCCGTCAGCCCGACGACACCGTGCGCCGCCTTCGTGGTCGACGTCTGCTGGACGTGCACGACGCACTCGGTACCCGGCTTATGGATGCGGAAGTTCTCGCGGATGATGTAGCCGTACTGCTCGAAGAAGTCGTCCCGATCGATGCTGTTCCCCATGTCCCGGGGCGACGGCGAGTAGGTATAGAGCGACTGAAACGGGGGCGAGTACACGGACAGGTCTACGGAGTTGGCGGGGATCTCCGCCATGCGCTCGGCGGAGTCGCCCAGCCAGAACTCCCACATCTGCCCACGCGCCTCGTCGGTCACGTAGGCGTCTTCGTTGGTCATGCGAATCTCCTGTCGGCGTTTCGGGCGATCAGGCCATCCATGAGCCGGTTGGCCTGCACTTCTTTTCGGGCGACGTTGTCGGCGATCTGCGATTCGATCTGCGACAGAACGATGTGGGCGTTCACTACACGGCCCTGCCCATAGCGGTGGGCGCGGCGGATGCCCTGGTAGTACTGCTCGTAGCTGTCGCCGAGTCCGACGAATGCCATGCGTGCGGTGTGCTGGTAGTTCATGCCGAGGCCGGCTATTTTGAGCTTCGTGATGAGCACGGGGAAGTCGCCGTGCGCGAAACCGAGGAGCTTGTCGGCTTTCTCGTCCGGCGTCATGGATCCGTGTACATTGACGGCGCCCGGGATAGCGGCAGAGAGAGCATCTGCCTCGTCGTTCAAACCCGTCCATAGAAGCCACGGCTCAGCCGGCTCACGCTCGACAAGGTCGACGGCGCGCGCAACACGGGCGTCCATCGATTCGCGCCGCACCTTCGATCTGCCCTGGACGCCGCCGATGGTCATGGCGAACAGTTCGCCGTCGCCGGGTTCGATATCGACGTCGACGATCTCGGGGATGATGTTCAGCCCCGGCAGGTCGTAGCCGTCGTCGCCGTATCCGAGGTCGGAGGGGCGGCGGATCGCGATGGCCCAGGTGCTCATCCATGCGAGCATTGGATCGACGGCATGGCCCTTGAGTCGCCACCCGTCCTGGTCGTGCACGAAGTACGCGGCGAGCATGTTTGTGCGCGTCATGTGCCCAAGGAACTCGGCCTGGTTGGTCAGCTCCTCCGGGTCGTTCGGTGCCGGCGTAGCCGTCCACGTCGACCGGAACGGCACCGACGCGAAGTGCTGGATCAGCTTGGACCGTGTCTTGCCGTCAGACTGCTTGAGGATGGATGCCTCATCGAGCGCGACAGCACCGATCTTGTCCGGGTCGAACTGGTCGACCATCTCGTAGTTCGTGACGTACACGCCTGGCCCGGTTATCTCGGTACCGCTACGCACGTATCGCGCTTCGGTGTGAATGAGTGCCGCTTCCTCGGGCGTCTGGCGGGCGACGCCAAGCGGTGCGACGATGAGCGAAACGTCGGCCATGACCCGGCACCACTCGAGTTGCATGCGCGTCTTACCGAGTCCGGTGTCCGCCCAGATAGCCGGTCGCCCCACCTGTGCGGCCCACCGGATGATGTCCACTTGGAACGGCTTGAGGCTGTAGTTGAGTTCTCCAGGGTTCACATCGACACCCACTGCGCCCGCGCGAGCTTGCCGTCGCGCGATGAATTCGGCGTACGAAATGCTCATGTGTGGGCCTCGCAGAGGTCGGTGTGTCCGCCAGCCCGCAGCGACGGCGCGAACCGCCACCCCATGTCACGCGACGCCCGGATACGCAACTCAAGATCCGTCTCCCGCGGTTCAGCGGCGAGAGAAGCTCTACACCCGGTGGCATCGCAACGAATCACCGTCGCCGACATCGCGGTCATGCCGCCATCTCCCACTCGACGGCCGGCACGCCTGGGCGGGTGAGCAGCATCCGCAACGCGGTGATGGCCTGCTGCAGAACGACGCCGTTCCCGCACGCCTTGAGCTGCTCGGCGCGGGACAGTCCTATGACGGATGCCGTCACCCACCCGAGCGGCCAGCCCATCATCCACTCGGTGAGCTCCGGGTTCAGGCGGGCCTTCCCGCCCTTCCCGTCCATCCGCACGGGCGACGGGGCGAGGCGGCCCATGACCTGCTCCCACCGTTCAATCGCCGCGGCGTACGGACCCCACGACGACACCTCACCGGTGACGTTGCCCTGCCGGTCGTCATCGTCGTCGCGTTCCGCGCCGAGGCCGTACATCGTTTCGGTCGCCGACCCGCCACGAGACGCACGAGGTGTCGGCAGAAGGCTGACCTCCGTTCGAAGGTCGTTCCCCGTGCCGGAGCGCTCCCAAACCCCACCATCGCTGTCCGATGCACGCGGCGTCGGCAGAAGCCGGCCACTCTCGGCCAACTCGACCGCGATGCCCGGAAGCAGCTTCTCGCCGCTTCGGTCACCGCCGCGCTGCGCGTTCCCGCCAGTCGCGTTGCCAACGGTGGGCGTCGGGAGCATGCGAACCGCGATGGCGAGTGGGGTGCCCGCACCGTTGCCGTTCACGCCGAGCTCCTTGAGTCGAGCCTGACGAGCCAGAAACGGCTCCGGCTCTCCCTCGAACGGACTCGCGCTCGGCGTCGGAAGCAGCGTCAGGCCAGCCTCCGCGCTTCCGCTCCGAGATACCGAGCGTGCCCGTTCCCGGTCTCCGGGTCGGTCGTGGGTGTTGGCAGCAGATGCCGCGGATTCGGAACCCGCCCGAGGTCCGTCCTCACCACTGCGTCCGTGAGCGTCACGTCCGATGGGGTTGATCCCCCGGAAGCTGCCGCGTCGCGCGCTGTCGGCGTCGGCAGAACGCGTGCGCTCTGCTGGCCAGCCGAGGATGAAGACGCGGAGTCGACCGTGCGGGGCGCCGACATCCGATGCTCGGATGCTCGTCCATTCCGCATCGAACCCGAGCGCGGCCAGGTCAGCGAGAACGGCTCCGAGTGCCCGCAGAGCAGGTTCACCCGGTTCCTCTCCCAGACACCACGGGCAGGGTTCCACGTCGCTATGTGCTTCGGCACTGAGCAGACCTCCAACGTTCTCGATGACCACCCAATCCGGGCGGTCCTCCGCGATCGAGCGGGCGAACTCCGACCACAGGCCGGAGCGGGTGCCGTCGCGGAGACCCGCGCGGGCACCGGAAACGGACACGTCCTGGCACGGGAACCCGCCGGCCCGGACGTGCGTGTGAGGGACGGTGGTGAAGTCGACCTTCGTGACGTCGCCGTAGTTCGGCACGTCTGGGTAATGATGCGCGAGCACCTTTGATGGGGCGGCATCGAACTCGCAGAACCACGCTGGCCGGGTGCCGAACACCTCACCGACGGCTCGGCCCAGCATCCCGGTACCAGCGAACAACTCGCCCGAGAGCGCGGTCATAGGGTCACCTTCTCTGCTGCACTTGCCTGCGCTACGGGCAGGGTTTCTTCGATGGGGTGGCCGGTGTGGCGGGCTCGGATGGCGGCGAGGACGAGCGCGTCGGCCTCGTCGTTTCCGGTGACGTTCACGTCGGGGTAGCGGCGGATCACGGCCGCGAGAACCTGATCCTTCGGAGCGTTGCCCTTGCCGGTCGCGTACTTCTTCACGACCGACGGCGGCACGATCACCACGTCCAGTCCTTCGACACGGAGGGCGTGGCGGACCATCCACCACAGCCCGCCGAGGACGTGCGCGGCGGAACCAGACGACCCGAATGACGGGCCCTCGACCGCGACGAACGTGGCGTCGCTAGCCGGGATGTGCGCGAGGATGCCGTCCACGATCCCGTCGAGGCGGAATGCGGTGTCATCGCTGGTCGCCTTCGGCACCGGCTTCGACGTGACCCGAACCACCCGGATTTGGTCGCCGGGGATCACCGCCACACCCGTGGACGTGAGGGACAGGTCCAGGCCCACGAAGAACGGGTCCGGCTGCGACTGTGTGACGTTCACGCTGCACCCCCCGCGGCGATGACGCGGACCTCGCTGCCCGTCCACCGCTCGAACGCGACCTCAGCCCCACGGTCAGTGCGCACAACAAACCGGGCAACATCCTCGAGCTGGTGAACACGGTGAAAGATCACGACACCTTCGATCGCGGCGATCGTTACCCGGTCACCGTCCCGCAACCATGAGGCGTTGATGACACCGGGGACGAGCCCACCGAGAACACGCCAGTCGATCGCGGCGCGCACCTCCGCGTCATGCCGAGCGAGCCACTCGTCGAAGATCGCGCCCGCGATGCGACGCTGTTCCTTCTCGCCGTTGATCGGGTCGTAGTAGGCGGACTGCCCGCCGTCGTCGATGAAGCCCTCACGGATCTTCTCGTCCGTCCACACGCCGCTCATGCGGGCACGTCCTTCGTGTCCCACTCGCCCGTCGTGGTCTCCTCAACCACCACCGTTTCCGGCTGGGCGTCAGGTGCCGGAGCCACCTCGAGAGCGGACAGTTGGGCTTTCCGCTTGTCCTTGATGGCAACCAACTCCGGGATGCCCGACTTGCCCTGCTTGGAAACTATCTCCCACGCGGCCCGGAGAGCCTCGAGGCTTTCCGCCGCCTGCAACACAGCGGCCAGCGGATCGGCCTTCGCCGCCAGCGGGCGCACCACGAAAGGGGCACGCTTACCCCGGGTGATCGTGAGGGGAATCGTCATCGGTTCGGTGATGTGCGACAGGGACCGGATGCGGATTCCACCGACCGCGTCGCCACCGAACTTGATCGACGGGTCACCGTAGACCTCGATACGCCGACCGACGTACACGGACGCTTCGGTTCCCCACGCGGCGATCAGGACGCGACGCATCGACTTGCCCGGCTTGTACGGGCGACCCGGGAACTCCGCATTGTGGAGGTGCACGGGCTGGTCGGGCGGACCCTGCTTCACGTCGGTGATGGTGATGACGAGCGGGTGGGTTGCCACGTCATCGAAGTTGAGCTGGTCGGACTTCGGTTCGACCGTTCTGGTGATATCCATCAGACCTGGATCTCCTCTTCTTCGTTCTCAAACACGGCCCACGTGGGCGGTGTCAGCGTGACCGGCGAGTAACCGGGCCATTCCCCAGATGCGGTGCATGCCCGGTACAGGTCTCGGGCCTGCTGGGTGCGTTTCTTCGCGATGTCTTCCCACATGAAGTCGAGGTCGTACACGCCCACGAGGTGAGGGGCGGATGACTCCACGACGATGAACGGGAATGACGCCAGTTCGGTGCCGGTTTCGGCTTTGTGGACGTCCCGGTACCACCGCTCCTGAATGTGGTACCCGTATGCGCCCACGGACCGGTTGAAGCCCTTCGGCGACGCATCCCGGGCGGTCTTGAGATCGGCCCCGCGTGAACCGTCGTACAGATCGAAACGGCACCGCGACGGCACACCGTCCACGTCGGCGACGATCGTCACCTCACGGCCGGTGACCGCCTCAAGAATCGCTCTCGCTTCCTTGTTGGACAGGACCGCCTCAGCCATAGCGTCCACACGGTCCCGGTCGTGCGTGGTGATCGGGATGAGTCCCTTCGCACGCTGCTCCTGCTCCCACGTAACGGTCACGGCTTTCGTGGACACGTTCCCGGACGGGGTCAGGTGCTCCTCCGGATACACGACGACACCAGCACCAGTGCCGAGCACCTTCGCGTGCGCCGCAGTCCCGAGATCGAACACGGCCTTTGTGGGTTGAGGGTTGTCGACCCAATGGCGGAACCGTGCCGGCGCATCGAGCAAGACACGAGCACCCGTGGACGACAGTTCCGGGCGGGCGTGATACACCCGATCCGGCATGTCCTGGATCGTGACCATCAGTCGAACTCCTCGATATATTCAGCAGCGTCGTTGCCGTTCTGGTCGCCGGGGAAGTACCAGTCGCCCATGTCAGGCCAGTCCCAGCCCCGTGACGGCGTCTGCTCGTATGCGAGATCAACGGCTTCGTCCTGGCTGTCGGCTTCCACCTCGACGGCGATGGTCGCGACAGCTTCGAGATACACGCGGTATTTCGTCATCCCTCTACCTCGAATTCGTGTGCGCACTCGGGGCAGAGGCCCTGAGCGTCGATCAGTACCGTCCGCTCACAACGGGGGCAGTCAGCGTGGAACTTCGGGTCAACGGCGAGCACCGGCCAGTAGATCGACCCGGCCCCTTTCCGCAGTTCGGCGAGGAGTTCCCCGGTGGTGAGGTCGTCCACAGCGTGCTGCGCGTTCAGGACGAGCTGGATGCCCGCCCACACACCGTCCCGGTACGAACGGCCCGCAGCGGCCCCGAGGTGGTTGCTGTACCCGTTCCGTTCCCAGTGGGCGAGCTGCATCCGGCCAACGGCATCCCGGTAGTCCTTCTTCACCCGGTCCATGTCGGCTCGGACGGTGTACGCGGACGTCTCCTCGGACCACGGGTCGGTGGTGAATGCGCCGATCGGGATGTCGCCTTCCCGCTGGTCTTTCGGCGTTGTCATGACCTGATTCCTTCCCAATCGCTACGCACACGGATGTGTGCGTCCGCGCCCTGCCCGGTCTCGAAACCGGCGCCGCCCGTGGCGGCCACAGGGCCACCCGTCAGTCGGTGACGCGGCGGATCTGGTCCGCCTGCTCCCGCTTCTCCCGGATCTCGTACAGGCCCGGCCCGATCCCGTTCGCCCCGTGTTCGTCGGTGTGGATCAGCTGCGCCGACTCACCCGCCGGGACCGCGACCACCGCGAGGCACTGCCCGTCGGTGACGCGGGCGTACAGCACACCCGGGGAATCGAACCCGCGGTGCAGGAAATGGGAGTTGCCCGTGGCCTCTCCGAACACGACCTGCACGCCCTCGTCGGGAACGGGCAGGAGCTTCACCGTCGACCGGTCGATCGGGACGATGAGTAGATCACCCTGCGCCTGCGGGCCGGTCAGCACCGGCACCTCCGCGTCCGCGATCAGGTGATCCGGGACAGTCACGCCCACCTTCGTGAGCGCCTCTTCGTACGTCATCTGCATGATCTGGTTTCCTTCTCTCTTCTCAGGTGCGTCGCGCCAGGTCGGCGTAGACGCTGGGGTGCACGTCGTACTGCCAGGCAGCAGCGGCGAGCGGGTCGGTGATCGACGAGGGAACCGTCTCCCCGTACAGGCGCAGCGCACCGTTCCGGTCAGGGCTCCCGTTCGTCATGACGAGCAGATTCACCGGCTCGTCGTAGAACTCGGCGGGCAGCGCGTACAGCGCCAGCTCGTGCGGCGCATTCGCCGGATCCGGGCACGTCGCGATCGGCGTGGACCCGAGGTGCTGAACCACCCGCGGCCACCCGATCCGCTCCAGCGCGGCACGCCGCTGCTCCGAGTTGTCCAGCTTCAACGCGCGGTCGATGTGCGCCGGGGTGACGTCGTCCTCGATCACCCACGCCGGCACCCGAACCCCGTGCCACGAGTGCACAGCCCACCCGTCCCGGTACGCCAGCGCCGGCCCGTCCTCGCAGTGCAGACGCCGCGACGTCGTCCCGTACGGAAAACGCGACGACTCCAGCTCCTGCTGCACCACGATCGGGCGTTCCGTGCAGACGACGACACCCTCATACGGGAACCACCACCCGGTCGAGCGGGAGATCGTCGCCCACAGCCCGAGCTGCTCCGACCGCCGCGGGTCATACGTCACGAGAGACTGCTGCTCGGGGAACAGGTAGTAGGCGATCCAGAACGCCTCGTGCTGCCCCCACCACGCCTCACGGAAAACCGCGTCGCGAGCACGACCGGCGAGCGAGTCCCTGAGCGAGTCCCCGAGCGAGTCCCTGAGCGAGCCCCAGAGCGAGCCCCCGAGCGAGTCCCCGAGCGAGTCCCTGAGCGAGTCCCTGAGCGAGTCCCCGAGCGAGTCCCAGAGCGAGCCCCCGAGCGAGCCCCTGAGCGAGCCCCAGAGCGAGCCCCCGAGCGAGTCCCCGAGCGAGCCCCAGAGCGAGCCCCAGAGCGAGCCCCCGAGCGAGTCCCCGAGCGAGTCCCTGAGCGAGCCCCTGAGCGAGCCCCAGAGCGAGCCCCCGAGCGAGCCCCCGAGCGAGCCCCTGAGCGAGCCCCAGAGCGAGCCCGCCTCCGGCGTCAGCTTGCCGGACAGGATCGCCACGGCCAGGGCACCGGTCGCCGGAGAATCGCACCACACGAACCGAGGCGCGGGCTTCCCGATGATCTCGTACATGCGGGTGATCGCCGCCTGCGTCGCTGGACGATCTGACGGCTCCGTCGAGGTGCCGTATCGGTACCACTCCGCGTGATGCTCGCGGAGCGCTTCCTCCTGCTCGCTCGTTAGCGAGTCGATGCGCGTGCTTGGTTCGGTCATGACTTGTGCTTTCTGTGGATGCACGCGCCGATCACGACGGCTGCGGCGATGATGAATGAGGTGACCGCGAGAATCCCCGCGATATCGAAGTGGCCCCGCAGGACAGCGACGGACGTGAGTGCGAAGCCGAGGATCAGGGCGAACAGGACAGTCCGGCCGGCGTCGTTCACCACGGGAACACCCCCGCAGCGGCGAGCATCCCGACAGCGACGATCCCGGCGACCTCGGCGGCGCGCTTCCAGCCGGTCGGCTCGGCCCGGAGGGCGGCGAGGGACACGATGCGGGCGGCTTCGCGAGCGCGGCGTGCCTCCATATCGCTCACGACGTCGCCCCCGGATAGATGCGGCGGGCATCCCGAATGCCGGGGTCGTCGGTCTCGATCTCGGTCTGCGTGTGGGCGTCACGGAACACCGTGATGGGCTCGTCGTGCCGACCCGAATAGACCGTCACCGCGCGCATGCCGCCCCAGGACAGGTCGACGTCCCACACCTCGGCAGGTCCGGCGTCGTGCCACGGCTTCGGCTCCGGGTGAGCATCGAAGTAGGCGTGCCCGGCGCGCACGATGCCCCCGGTCTTGTCCGTGATCTCCGGCAAGCTGTCGCGGTCGTAGTAGCCGACGTACCCGTCGCTGTCCTGCTGGATCATGACGGTGCCGCCGTCGCCGCCAGGGGGCTGCGCGTGCTTGGGCGCAACACGTACCGTGATGTCCGGGTTCTCGGGCCAGCGCCACCGTCCGAGGCGGGCATCCTCCTCAGCCCGGAAGAACTCACGCAGGGCACCGTGCATCAGCGCCCCGCTACTCAGGGTGGTTACTTCTTCGGCGATGGTGATGCCGTTGGATGCGGTGAAGTCGTTCACGCGTCACGCTCCGCGAGGGCGGCGGTGACCCCAGGGTCACGACGAAGCGGAGCGTGGTCTTCCGCGTACTCGACGGCATAGAACCGGACACGCAGACCCCCGAACCAAACGATCGTCTGGTAGCGGGTCTGGTCCGTGTCCACATCACGGATGAGGTCCGTGTGCTGGTGGTTCGCGATCGCCTCAACGGAAACCGCCGAACCGACATCGACGGAGAACGTGCCGACCTTGTGGAACAGCGGGGCGAGCCGGTGGACGAACGACGCGAGCGAATGAACATCCAGGTTCAGAGTGGACTTCTCCGATACGGTGGCGGTGGTGGGCATTAGGGTGCCCTCCTTTCCTTCTCGATTCGCCCCTGGTGCCAGCCAGGGGCGGGTCTGCTTACTGGGATGCCGCGAGGGCGACCGGATCGGCCTGTCCGAAGCGGAGCTTGAACGCCGGCAACGCGGCCGCGTGAATGTAGAGCGTCTGCTTCACCTGCCCGTTGTGGTGCCGGGGGGCGTTGTGCTGCGGACGCAACGAGAACTTCCCCGCATGGGCCGCGTACGCACGCCACTCGTACTCCGCGACCTGACGCTGCAGTGACTGCGACCACCGGGTACCGATCGTCTTCCGGTACACCCACCCGGCGTCGATGAGACGCTCCCGGAACTGGGGTTCGGTGAGTCCGAGCTGCTGCGCGGCGACCTTGAAAAGCACCACGTCGTCGGGGGACACGAACTCGTCCACATAGGCGACCTTGGGGGCGTCCTCAGCTACCTTCGCCTCGAGAACCTGCACCCGGGCGGATGTGATCTGCAACGCCCGCGCCACGATCTCGTCATCCGACAGGACCGGCGCCGTCTCCTGCGCACGGGTCTGCACCGCGAAGTACGACTGCAACGCCGCGATCTCCGGCTTCGAACCGTCCGCGTTCTGGAACAGGATGTAGCACGCATACCGGGTCAGGTTGACGTCTTCGATCTCGCGGCGAGAGCCGGAGCCGAGCGGGACCATTTTGTTGGACCCAACGAAATGGTCCGACGCGCTCAGTCCGGACGCATTAACCGATGCGATCGCCCGGTTGATTGCCTGTGACCAGTTCCGCCAATCGGTGTACCCGGCGAACGGCATCAGGTCACGAGCGGACCACACCTCACCATCCGTGAGCGTCACGATCTTGAGGTCATCGAGCTGCTTGCTCAAGACGACGGCGCTCATCAGGCACCGGCTTTGCGGGCGGGTCGCTCGGTGTCGAGGGAGAGGAGCCAGCGGCGGCCTTCCTCGATGTCAATGACGCCCTTCTGGTTCGCGTACCGGGCGGTCAGGTCTCCTCTCGCGATGGCCTCGTCGATCGTGGTTCTGCCATAGCCGGTATACGCAGCGAACTCTTCGACGGTGTATGCGAGCGTTTCCTTGACCACGTCCTTGGTCATTCGTTTGCTCCTTCCAGGAACACGGCGGGGTTCACATGCAGAAAGCCGCCGACAGCGATCAGGTCGGCAACGGTGAGTTCGTCGCGACCTTCGAGGCGCGCGGTGAGCGTCCGGGGATCGGTGTCGGCGGCTTTGGCCAGGGTGTCGATGGGGATGCCGGCGACAGCGTTACGCATGTTGTCGGCAATCTGGGTTCTGAGCGATGCGGCCATATGGGTAGTAAACACGTCCATACGGTCATGCACAAGCCCATACGGTCACTTCTTTTCGTTCCGCGGTCACTTCGTGTGACAGTCTGGTTGCATGGCTTACACACGGGATCAGATCAACAGCGCCTTCGGCAAGGTGCTCAAGGGTGTGGTGAAGGAGAACGATCAGACGCAGCAGTCGGTTGCTGACCATCTGGGTCAGTCGGTCGCGACGATCAACCGCATCTTTGGGGGTAAGCGGGAGATCACGGTTGCGCAGTTCATCGCGATCACCGAGTTGTGCGGTGAGGATCCGCAGATGATCGTCTTTCGTGTTATGGCCAAGCTGTCCCAAATGTCCGTCACTCCGGCTAACGTCGTGCCCCTCGCCACCAAACGGCCGTCAATGATGACGGACGAAGAGATTGACCAGCTACAAGGGGCAGCTAACGATGACGAGGAGAACGTCCGAGACGAACCCGATCCGACCTAGGGGCCGTCTGTACGACCCGTGGATTCATGCGGACGACATGGGTATTGAGGTGGTGGTGAGGCCGTTGCGTTCGGCGCACGGGCTGTGGTTGCCGGAGTACAACACGATCCTGTTGCATTCGCGGATGAGGGCCGGCGCGCAACGCAACGTCCTCGCGCACGAACTCGGACATGCCGCGCTGGCGCACTGCGATGACAGACCAAAGCATGAGAGGCAAGCGGACGTGTTCGCGGCCCGCAACCTCATCGACCCGGAAGAGCTGGCCGATCTGTACAAGTGGTGCCCCGACGAGCAGCGGATCGTGTCTGAGCTGGGTGTAACTACTCGCCTGTTCCGTGCGTTCCTGCTGGCGAGCTGACAAGCGCGCCCATCTTCTCCATCGCCGCGACCAGACGAGTCGTATTACCGCGCTTCTTGTACGCACGCGTGGTTGCGCGAACCGTGTGCCCGAGGATCTCTTGAATGATGTCCTCATCCACTCCGGCGAGGTACATGAGGTCTGCGGCGGCGTGGCGGAGGTCGTGGAGGCGCACGTTCCGGTCATCTCCGTACGTGTCTTTCATCAGTTCCCGCCAGGATGCTGAATCGTCGTCCGGGTCGATGGGGTCTCCGTTGGGACGCGTGAACAGCAGACCGTGCTCGTTGGGCTGCATGGTATTGATGTGACGGTCAAGGATCGGCCGCAACGGGTCGACGAGGGGGATGATGCGCCACCCCTTGCGGGACTTCGGGCGGGTCCAGAACAGACCGCCCTTGATCTGCCGGTACTCGTAGTCCGGTCGAGCTTCAATCTTCCGGTCGGGGCAGTCTCCCCCGCGCTTGAACCCGCAGCTTCCGCCGCACCCGTGCGACCAGGGCAGGCGCCGGAGTTGCCAGGACAGGTCGAGCACGTCGTCCACCCGGTCGGCCTCGAGCCCAATGACCTCACCGCGCCGCGCGCCAGCGAGGAGACTGGTAGCGCGTTGCGCCCCGTCCGGTCGTGCAGCGAGCACTTCGAGCAGGTGCACAGCTTCGTCGAGGTCGAGGACGTCCAGCTCGGCTACGGCTTTGCGTGGCGGGGAAACCATGTTGAACGGGTTCGAGCCGATGAGTCCTTCGCGGACGGCGGCTTTCATAGCCCCGGAGCCGATGTTGTGCGCGTTGAGAGCGTACGTGGACGACAAGCCCGCTTCGGTCATGCGATCGTGAAGTCGTCGCACGAGCGGCGCCGATACCCGGTCGATCTTCGTGCCGGGTCCGAGGCCAGGGACGATGTGGTTCTTCACCACGCCTCGGTATCCGGCGAGGGTGCCGGGGGTGACTTCCTTCGCGGCGATGTTGTCGAGATAGTACGTGAACCAGTCTTCGACGGTCTTCCCGGCGGTGGGGAGGTCACCGCGTTGCCCGAGTTCGGCTTGCATCTTCCGCAGCTCGGCGAGCAGTTCGCCCTTGTCCTTGCGGCGGATGACCTTACGGCGCCGCTTTCCGTCGATCGGGGGCAGTTCGATCTTCGCGTTCCACAGGCCGCGGGCGTCTTTGAAGACGGAACCCTCGCCCTGCCCGCGACGCTTAGGCATCCTCGTCGTACTCCGACCACGGTTCGATAACGGACCCATCCTGTCGAATGGCGCACTCAGGGGGGCTATGCCATTCCGCATGAGGTTGACACCATGAGTAACCCATTCGGATCATGTCGTCCGACCATGCGTCGGCAGGGTTACCGCGCAACGACCAAGCATCTTCCGCTTCAGCATGTGATTCGCTCATGTTGCCCCCGTTGTATACGCCTAGGGTACACCGTTGGGTACACCAACCGCGAGGAATTTGGCTGGTTACGCGTGATTTCGGTAGCGGGAGCGGGGCTTGAACCCGCGACCTCACGATTATGAGTCGTGCGCTCTCACCAACTGAGCTACCCCGCCGCGCGGCATCCCCGCGAGGGAGATGCTGTGAGCCCCGAGTCAGGATTGAACTGACGACCCCTTCCTTACCATGGAAGTGCTCTGCCACTGAGCTATCGGGGCGTACCCGGATCGCTCCAGGCAACTAGAAGAGAATATCAGAGCCAGCCGACCTCATCTAATCGAGCGAGTGACGCCCAGCATTGGCGCGAAGCCACACGATCGGGTCGATGGCGACCGTACCGTTCATCAGGATCTCGAAGTGCGTGTGGGCGCCGAACGAGTGGCCGGTGTTGCCCGTGTGGCCGATCACCTGGCCGACGTGCACGACATCCCCGGGCTTGACCTGCAGCGAGCCGTACAGCATGTGGGCGTAGCGGCTGGAGACGAGCTGGCCGTCGATCTTGTGGTCGATCACGACCACCACGCCGTAGCCTCCACCGACTTCGGTGGCCTCGCGCACGACGCCGTCGGCGATCGCCTGGATCGGCGCGCCCTCGCCGGGAACGAAGTCAGCGCCCTCGTGCATGACACCGTCGCGCATGCCGAAGCCGTAGGTGATGCCGACGCCGACGGCGAAGGGCCACTGGATCGCCGCCGACGTGTCGTTGACGTAGAAGTTGCTCGGGTTCTTGATGCCTGTGTCAGCGGCGACCTGCGCATAGGTGGCGGCAGAGTAGCCGTCCGCTCGATCGACGACCGCGGACTGTGACTGCGCCGGAGCGACGTAGGCCTGGATGGAACCGCCGCCGACGTCGCCACCACCCACGGCGAGATTCTGCGTCGCCACGGTCTCGACGGACGCGACGTTGGCCGTGCCGTTGGCGGAGGCGAGAGCGCTCACCGGCATCGTCATCCCGACGGTCAGGAGCCCCACGACGCCCATGACTCCGATGGAGAAGCAGGCGGCGGCGATGCGACGACCGTCACGCCGACGGGGGGCGGCGGCCGCGGGCAGACCCTGCGTCACCGGACGCGCCGCAGCTGCGACGGGCTGCTGCACGGCGGTCTCACCCGTGAAGGCGAACAGGCGCGCGGCGGCCTCGAACTCGTCGGCAGTGTGGTCTTCGGCGGCAGGCCCGCTCGCCGGGTCGGTCTCTGCCTCCTCCGCAGCGGACAGCCCCTCAGCGGACTCGCTGGCGGCGTCAGCGACGGGAGCTTCAACTGCGCGCGACTCGTCGACGGAGGCTGACGCGGCGACGATCGATGCGTCCGCGACAGGTGCGGGACGCCGACGATCGCGCCGCATGATCGGCGAGGTCGGAAGCGTCACGGTGGCGGTTGCCTCAGACACGTCAGCGCTCTGGAGGATCAAGGCCGCGTCGTGGGAGCCACGCTCGTCGACGACGGTGACCTCGAGGGCGTCGGATGCCTCGACCTCGGTCGTCGTGACCGGTCCGGCGTCTTTCGCGAGGGGAGCGGCGGAACGCGATAAGCGGCGGCGCGGAGCGGGGAGGGTCGGCGGGATCGTCGCGGCGATCACCGTCTCGACGACGGCGGCGGCAACCTGCTCGACGATCTCGGGCTGGGATGCGACCTCGGCGTCGACCGGTGCCGGGTCGAGCGTGAGTGGCGCGGCGGCAGAGTCGTCGACGACGCCGGACGCCGCGGCTGAGTCCTCGGGAGCGGTGCGGCGACGCCTCTCTGCCCGCGTCAGCTCGGTGGTGACGGGCGTGGCGACGGGTCGACTGGATCGCCGGGTGCGGGCGGGCTCAGTCTCTGGGGCTTCTGACGGCAACGCGCGGGGGCTCTCGGTTCATGTCGCGGGCGCGACGGATTCGGGCTTTCGGGCTTGCGCCATTTCCGCAGGTTCGGGTCGCGAAAATAACGAACAGGTAACTACCCTAACCCGGCATCACTGGGAATGCCATGAAGGCCACGACATTCATAGCTCCGGTTCGAGGATCGCTTCGAGTCGCCTGTAGACGCCGGGGCCTGCGGCTATGACCATGCCCTTGCCCGGACGCCCACCCGGCGCCCCACCAACCATGCCGCCGGCCTCTTCTACGAGCAGGACCCCCGCGGCGTGATCCCACGGGTTGGTGCCCTTTTCGTAGTAGGCATCCATTCTTCCGGCAGCGACGGATGCCAGGTCGAGAGACGCGGCGCCGATGCGGCGGATGTCGCGCGCGATCGGCATGACGCGTGCGAGCCTCTCGAGCGTCGGCGCGTGCGTGGCGGGGTCGTACCCGAAGCCCGTGGCGATGAGTGCTCCGGCGGGCCCCACTTCCGCCGTGACCACGAGCCGTTGCTCACCGAGCCAGGCACCACCGCCCCGCGAAGCACGGAACATCTCCCCCGAGACGGGGTTGTAGACGACACCGGCCACCGCGCTCCAGGTCGCCGGATCGTCGGATCCTTCGACGGCCGCGATGCTGACGGCCCACGCGGGAATGCCATACGCATAGTTGACGGTGCCATCGATGGGGTCGACGACCCACGTGATGCCGCTACGGCTCTCCTGCGCCGCCGATTCCTCGCCGAAGAATCCATCGTCGGGGCGCTCGCGCTCCAGCTCGGCACGGACGAAGGCCTCGACCTCCTTGTCGGCGGCGGTGACGATGTCGGCGGCGACCGACTTCGTGGCGATCTCCAGCCCCTCGTTCCGACGGCGGACGGCCAGATCCCCCGCTTCGCGGGCGATGCGGGTGGCGATGTCGAGCAGGTCTTCGGCGAGGGTCATGGCATCCACGCTACTGGGATGCCACCCCAGAGCAGTGTCGGACGGGGTGGCTAGCGTGGGCACATGAACCCCCCGGAGACCACTCGATACGACGTCGTCATCGTCGGCGGCGGGCACAACGCCCTCGTCGCCGCGGCCTACCTCGCGCGCGCCGGCCGATCGGTGGTGGTCCTCGAGAAACAGGATGCCGTGGGCGGCGCCGCCGTATCGGAGCGTCCGTGGGCGGGCGTCGACGCCCGCCTGTCGCGCTACTCGTACCTGGTGAGCTTGTTGCCTCGCCGGATCATCGACGACCTGGGCCTGCGGATCGACCTGCGCCGGCGGCGATGTTCGTCCTACACACCGGATCCCGCGGATCCGGCGCGCGGCATCCTGATCGACACTCAGGACGCCGAAGCGACCGCGACCTCCTTCGCCCGAACGCTGGGCGACACCGGCGAGGCCGAGCGATTCGCCGCCTTCGGCGAGCGCCTGGCGCGGCTCGGCCCTGCCATCTTTCCGACGATGACCGAGCCGCTGCCGACCGCCGACGAGGTGCGTGCGCGGCTGGCGGACGACGAGCTGTGGGCATCGCTGACAGAACGGCCGCTCGGTGAGCTCCTGCGCTCCTCGCTCGGCAGCGACCTGACTCGGGGCATCGCGCTGACCGACGGCCTCATCGGCACGTTCGCGTCGTCGGACGACCCTTCTCTCGCGCAGAACCGATGCTTCCTCTACCACGTCATCGGTGGCGAGACCGGGCACTGGGACGTCCCCGTCGGCGGCATGGGCACGGTGACGACAGAGCTCGAGCGGGCGGCGCGCGAGGCCGGGGCCGATATCCGTACGAGCGTCGACGTGATCTCGGTGTCGCCTTCGGGCGAAGTCCACACCGTGACCGATCGTCCCGCGACATACGTCGGCGACATCGTGCTCAGCGGCGTCGGGCGGGCGGAGCTCGCGCGGCTGCTCACATCCGGCGGTACACCGACCGATGCCCCGAAGCCGGAGGGGGCGCAGATCAAGGTCAACATGCTCCTCTCGCGGCTCCCCCGGTTGAAGGACACCTCCGTCGCCCCCGAAGCCGCCTTCGCGGGAACATTCCACGTCAACGAGACGATGACCCAATTGGATGCCGCCTATACGACGGCATCCGCGGGTCTCTTGCCCGACCCGCTCCCTGCCGAGATCTACTGCCACTCGCTCACCGACCCCTCGATCCTCGGCGACGACCTGCGGTCGAGCGGAGCGCAGACCCTCACGCTCTTCGGGCTGCAGGTGCCGCACCGGCTCATCGACGGCGAGGATCCGGTCGCCGCCGGGGCGCGGCTCCTCGCCGCGGCACAGCGGTCGCTGGACTCGGTGCTCGCGGAACCGCTCCGAGACTGCATCCTCGAGGGACCCGACGGCCGCCTCTGCATCGAGGCACGCACGACGACCGACCTCGAGCGATCGCTCGGAATGATCGGCGGAGACATCTTCCACGGCGGACTGTCGTGGCCCTGGCTCGACGGCGCGGCCGATGACCTGGGCTCCGCCGAGCGATGGGGAGTGGAGACGGGGCACGCGCGCATCTTGATGTGCGGATCCTCGGCCCGACGAGGCGGAGCCGTGAGCGGAATCGGCGGGCACAACGCGGCAATGGCGGCGATGGAGATCCTCGGGCGGAGATAGTGCGAGCAGCGGTGGATGCCATGCAGCTCGGGGGCGTCCAGGGGGTGGGACGTTCGAGGGGTGCGACGTTCGAGGGGTGCGACGTTCGAGGGGTGCGACGTTCGAGGGGTGCGACGTTCGAGGGGTGCGACGTTCGAGG